GTAAGCAGATCCATAACGTAAGAAACATCGTAGGACGTTTCTGCATAAACACCTTCACCAACGCTACCACGCACGCCTTGATCGCTTACAGCACGCACCCAGTACCATTTACGCGCACCAGTGCCGATAGCGTCGTTATAAAAACGCGTCTGGCTAGTGCCGATCAATACAGCTTGACCAACATCATTAATATCAGCTCGCAGGATCTCATAAAAGCCATGATTGGCGTACAGAGCTGCTGTGTTGTCCCAGTGCAAGATGATCAAAGCAAAACCGCCTTGTGCAGTAATGCCGGTGACTAGGGGAGGAGTCGTCAACACTGGCTTTGTAGTGCCGGTTGGAGGTTTGATACTTCCACCACCACCATCTTCACCAATGCCACTATCAATCAGTTCTTGAGCTGTGATAGCGCGATCTTTTCCATTGCCCGTCAATTTTTCTGCAATACGGGTGACTTCGATCATCCATTTATCAACAGTGCTATCCCCTGTGCGTGGCGCATCAGGAACCCGTGTTTTGATTTTTTTGAATGGTCTGCTAGTCATAGTTGAGTTCCCGAATAGTTTCACCAACACCAATGCGACGGACAATGCTTTTGCCAGATATGGCAATCTCAAATTCTTGGCTTAATCCTAGTTTTGGCAAGCGGAATGGTCGTCTGCTGCTCACAAAATCAGAATGTGCAACCACACCATCGATATATAACGTAAAGGTGAGTTGGTCGTATGAGTCAGCATCGACGACAGCAGCCAAAAATTGACAGCGATTCGCAAATATAAACTTGCGTGATTTCCACTCCATCACTGCACGATCAGCATTTTTATCATCAAAAATAACCAACTGACCATCATCCTGAAGCAAATACAGCGTGTCTGTTTCAAGATCTCGGTGAACGGCTTTGCACCACACATCAAAGTGAACAATGCCCATTTCAGTCATTTTTGGATCGAATAGGTATGCGCCTTTTTTGGTTGTTGGCTCCCCATCGACAAGCACGGTCGTAGAGTAAAAAAACAGGTATTTCCCTCGGTGTTCGGTAGCATGAATGCTCGATGGATTTAATGCTTGCCATTCTTTTTCGCTAAACAGGCTTTTGGTGACCAGTTGAGCTGAATTGCCATAGGCCATAACCAGTCCGTTTGGGCTGGCATAGATTGCCGCATAACCCATACTGACCATGCTTTTTGCAGATACGCACGCTTCCATGATCGGCAATTCCGACATGCTCATGGATTCTGGGTCATACCCACCAACAATGACCGGATTTCCAAGCGTTCCAACAATCATGTATGAGTCGTAATGCCCAATGGCAACCACATCATATTGCGTCGTCAGTTCGTAATCTCTAGGCCATGCATAAGGCACAAATGGCACAGACATGCAGATATTTTTCTCAAAGAAGCCATAGGCCACACCATAAGCGGTCAAACCCAGTCCTTTCATGCCTGACCTTGGCGCGTCCCATATCAGACTTGGAATTTCCTCGGCAAGCTCAATAGATTTGCGCGTATCGGTGTATGTATCTTGACTGGTCGGTATTTCAGCAACAAAAAGCGCAACCGCTTGGCCTGCCGTGCTTACGATAGAGCGATAGATCCGAATAGCCGTGATTTGCCGTCCAGTAGCAGCTCCAGCATCAACCGCAAGGCCGGATAGCTCAACTGTAGCATCATCATTAGGGACGATTGTGAGGTCACTTGCAGGGCTAGGCGCACTTTCCTCACCGAGCGCACCAACGTAGGTGTAGAAGTACACTCGCGCATCTTCTGATACCGAGTTAAATGTGTCGTAAGGGATGCACACCCATTTGACAGTTCCGTCAGTGATGGCGACGTTTGGCGTAGTAGGCCAAGTCGGTTGTGTCGCGCCTGTTGTGCCAGACTCGGTACACAGATAGACGTTTATGCCATCGGGTGACGTTGGGAGGATATAGGTATCTTTGGTGATGGCCGTAGTTGCCTGCCAGTTTTCAGCCGCTTGCCATGAGCTTTCAGCAGAATCAATGATAGGCTTGTTTTGTGGAGCAGGAATGCCAAGTTTGTACCATGTGGTCGGGTAAACAATGCCCCCCGTGTAGATGTTTGGCGTGTAACTAAACAACACGTCACCATCAGCGTCACGCGAATCACCAGACCAATAGATACGTTTGTAGGCATCATCTGCAATAGGTGACCGGATCACGTCAACATAGTCACGGAATTGGAGCCAATACTCACTATCGTTTACGCGCCAAAGGTACGCGCCGTTAATCTCACCACCAAATTCAGGCAGTTGAACTGATTCAAGTGGTATAGCTGTGGGAATGAGCGATCCTGATAACGCATCAAGATTTTGAGCAAACGATGCCGCATTTGCATCAAGCTTGTCAGGGCTGATACGAGGAAATTCACCTTTAAAAGTCGTGATCAGGATTCGCATAAATCACCTTTAGTCGTTAGTGTCGGCAGTTGTTCCAGTGGATAAAGGATCAAAGAATGGGTCATTTGCATAACACCACAAATAGATCAGTTCACGATATGCCCCCTCGCCATTTAAATCGCCAGCAGGAATATCGACTTGATGACTATTGATCACACCACCGGTATGGTTCAAATAATCAGCCTGACTTGGATAGCAGTAAAAAACAACATTGATATTGTCTTTTGGGTTTTCGCTGAATGTTGCAATCCGCCAATATGCTTGTTCTGCAACAATACTGGTGTTTGGGATTGGGTTTGGACGAATAAACGCCATGATTAACTCCTTAGCTGCCTAGCTCGGTAAAAAACAACATTGCGCGACAATGAATATCAGATGCAACAACAATTGTCGCATCAACTTTAAATTGCAGATAAAGCTGTTGCCCAGATTTTACGATCTGAATAGCTCCATGTGTCGGGTCTGACGTTGTACCACCATTATCCACAATGGTTACATCAAGCGTTTGTGACGCGCCATAATAACGCCCTTCGATCTTAAATATTTTGAGTCCAAGATTAGACGATATACGGGCAAAACCACTAAAACACACCGCCATGTCCGTTACAGCAGCAACCATTTTGTAGGTGTTTGTTGTGGTGACTCCCTCCCCTGCAAGCAAATCTGCTGTTGTGGTTGTCACCCAAACACCAGTATTTGTGTTAGGTGTGCTGCCCATTAAGGTAATATTGTATTGCTGTTGTGGATTAGTGTTCTGGTTTACTTTTCTGCTGCAAGACCAGACATAAACCCCTTTAATACCACGATCATCAATAGAACCGTATAAAACAGGCACGCCAGACAGGACAATATTATTGTTTGCTGTCAATGTTCGGTTGGTATTTCCAAGCACGCTGTAAGTGCTACCACTAATATTTGAATAACCAAAAGAATAGTTATAGTTGCCTGATACAGTTATTAAATTTCCTCCACCACTGCCGCCAATAAAATTATATTGGCCTGATACTGTGGCTTGATCTCCAATAAATACGCTGTTTGCCCCTGTTACTTGGCTCAATGTTTTTTGCGCAGAAATAGCAATACTGTTTGCCCCACTGACTAGGTTGTTTGCTCCCAGTGCTACCGCATACATCCCACTTGCGCAATAGGTCGTCGCGGTTCGGTATACCTGCAAGTCGAGCGCACCACGACCTAAACTGATACCGCCAAACGTCCCAGCAGGGTCGGCAAACGTCACTGCATAGTAATGGCTGTCGTTTGACGTGGCTTGTCCGCTTGCGTGTAGGCCACTTAGAAAAGCATCAATCGCTGTGGTGTTAGCCTCAGCCCCTTGTCGATTTGGCTTAAATGATCGCCAAAACTTGGAGGAAATAGAACCGACTGTTTCTGTCCAATATTTGAGCGTCGAACCCGTCAATCCTATGGTGATTAAATCGGCTGCACTGGTAATCGAAATATCACCACCTGCAATTAGCTTTTTAAGCTGCGCATAAACAGTGGATTTTGTCATTACCAGCGTTTCACCGGTGGCGGCTGGTGACTGGATGTTTTCGATTTTGTTATCAAGTAAGCCTTGAAGCCCGTCTACTGCCGCAACATTAAGTGTTGCCCAAGACTTATCACCACGCCAATATTGACCTGCTGTACCTTCTGCAATGCTTGGCTCTTTGCCATTCAAAGTGGTTTGCAAATTTGGTATAGCGTCAATATTTAGGGTCTGCCAAGTTTTATCACCACGCCAATATTGGGCTGCTATTCCTGCCGCAATTGTAGGTTCTTTGGCGTTTAAAGCATCCGACAATCCGCTAACAGCAGTGGTGTTGAGTGCTTGCCAAGTTTTATCACCACGATAATACTGAGTTGTTGTTCCAGCACTGACTGTTGGTTCTTTTCCTGACAATGCATCATTTATAGTATTCAGTGCTTCTTGAAGCCCTGACACAACTGAAATGGTCAAATCCTGCCATGTCTTGTCACCACGCCAATACTGCGCAATCGTTCCGGCTACAATGGTGGCTTGTTTGCCCTGTAGCACGCCCCATAAATCCGCTTGATTGCTCAGCGTGCCAGTGATTCTCCCCCAAATAGCCGCACCTAGCCCGCCATTGTTTCCACCGACAGGCCAAGCTGTGTACAAATCAAGCTCGTGTAGATTTGAATCTTCATCAGGCATCGCAAAAAAGCATTTAAATAATTGCGATCCAGTCGTGGTAAAAATCCCAATCTCACAGATGCTACCTGCGGTCGTAGCAATCAATTCCACTTCGGCAATATTAGAAACCAATGTCGCATTACGTTTGAACTGAGGTGTGATCGTGAATGAATCGTTATTGGCAGCGCGTCGGTATGTTACTTCAACAAAAGACCCACCAAGCACCCCAAGCGATGCAGCATTTACCGTCAAAATCCGTGCAACAGTCATTTTGCAATCCTCTTAAATGAAATAGGTGCGAGTGGTATTTCTAGGCTTTGGCATGCCAATCCGGTTGTTTCGATCAGAGATGGCCTTCTTGACACCATCTTGGTATTTCAACTCGTGAAGTGAAATGAGATCTGGTCGATTTGACCAATCAGCAGATGGTTGAGATGCCAAAATAACCAATGCCTTGCTCAAAATCTCATAAAAATAATTGTCAAGCATGAAGTCAGGGCATGTTTGAGATGATCGTGATGGCTTGAGTGATACGATGGGGCGGATGGTGGCGTCATCAAATTTTGGTTCGCGTGTCGGCTCAACAAAGGTGATTACTGATCCATTTACTAAAAAATTCCGAGCTTGGTTCCATTGGTCATCATTGATCTTTTTGAAGCCATCGATTGTCCAAAAATGTTCAATGTTGCTTGCATAAGGAATATCCAAAATATATTCGGATTGGCTTGAGTCGAACGCTAATTCTGGCAGTTTTTCAACCCAAACCAAGCTATCAACACAAAATTCAATAATTGCATTCCTGACAGCAGAAATGATTGTTGCGCGAGGAATATCATAAATATTCTGAGAAACCTCGTTCACCCAGTCAGCGTATTCAGCCATGATCATTGCTCCTTACGATTGGTCTGCCGGTCTTTACCTTTGTCCACAACCGTTTTGATTTGCAGCAAAGATTGAGCGATTGCAAGGTGATCCTTGCCAGTGTTGATCCCCGAATTGTTGTCGCCAGACAGCAAGATATGCATCATCAAGTTTTTTACAGCAGGGATATAGGTTGCCTGAATTGGGAAGTCATCCAAAACATCAGTGATTGGATCAGGGATTTTTGAATATTCAATCTGCACTTGCATACCAGCAACAGCCGATGGGTTTACATAGTACCGAGTCAGATTGTCGTTCAGGAATCCATACTCATGAACAATGCCACCACTCGGCACAGATTGCCAGTTTGGATCTGAGTTATTCAGGGCAACAATATCAACATAGCGAGCAGCTTGACCAATGGTGGCATCAGGATTCACATTGTTAAACATGCGAAGGAACCGCAAGCCATCGTTGGGAATGTCTTGCACAGCACCATCAAGCAATGTAACTGTTGTTCTGATGGTGTTTGCATCTGGTCGATATGACAGCAGCATCAGGATGGCTTCATTCAGCACGTCCAACAGGTCTTGATCTGACCATGTAATTGCATTTGGATCAGACAGTTCATTTTTTCGCAAACTGTTGATCAAAAAATCCACCGAGTACGCCATAGCCACATGCTCCAAAAAACATGACCTATTTTGTGCCTTTTTTTTGGCTTTGTGGATAAATAAACGTCAAAGTTCTAAGATGATTTTATTTGATGGAGTGAGTCATGGGCACAGACGTTGAGGAAACCACACGCGCTTTGCAGGAAGGCTTCTCGGTAGATGGCCTGTCCAATCTTGACCGGCTTGAATTGATAAAAATGCTTGAAGAAAAGATCAAGGCATTTGTTGATAAAAAACAGTTTGATGAAGATATAACGCAACTTGATGCACCTATCACGCATCATTTTGCACCAAATGTTTATGGTCGGGAAATGTTGATTAAAAAGGGTAGTCTGATCGTTGGCAAGACCCATCGGCATTCCCATTTGAACATCATCAGTCAGGGCAAAATATTGGTTGCCACAGAATATGGCGTACAGTTGCTTGAGTCACCATGTAGCTTTATCTCGGAAGTTGGAATCAAGCGTGCAGTGTTCGCAACAGAGGACACAATCTGGACTACAATTCATCCTAACCCAACAGACACGCAAGACTTGTCCTTGTTGGAGGATCAATTGATTGTGCCTGATGGTGAATTGATTGAATTTAGACAGAATGCAGGTCTTGAGTGGTCTAAGGAGTAATCGATATGACATGGGCTGCCGCAGGTGTTGCTATTGGTGGTGCAAGTTTGATTTCTGGTATTGCCGGAAGTCGATCAGCCAAAAAACTGCAAAAACAGCAGTTAGCACTACAGGAAAAAGCACTGAATTTTCAGATTGGACGTTATAACGACGCCAAAAACCAATATGGCGAGGTCATTCAACAGACTATCGATGCTGCCAAAAAAGGCGTTACAGCCGATTTGGGTGGGGTTACATCGCGTGCTGTTGGTGACATTAATCAGCAGTTTGATAATGCACAGCAGACCATGCTACGCAATCAAACGCGCATGGGGATCAATCCTAACAGTGGTCGAGCAGAATCGGCAGCTCGTGGGCTGAACTTCCAAAAAGCACTCGGCACTGCTGGAGCTGTAACAACTGGTCGTGAGAATGAACGGCGTTACGCAGAAACAGCCACTCGCACGATGCGTCGTGACATTGCTGGTCTTGGTGTGAATCAAATGAATGGCACTGCTGCTGGCGTTGATAACTCCACTCAAAGCATGGCGGCAGCATACGGAAATATGGCAAACCAGCAGGCACAGCAGGCTCAAAACATGTTTGCTGGTGCAGGTCAGGTTTTGGGTAATGCTTTTGCATCTCGCGCACCAACACCAGCAACAACAGGTGGTGGCTCGTTTAACCCACCAGCCATTACCATTCCACAAACTGATGTGGTTCGCCTGAATCCATCGATGTTTACTGCGCCATAAGGAGCAAAGGTCATGTCTGTAGGTAATGGATTAGCAACTTTTGGCCTTAGTTTTATGCAAGCATTGCAGGCCAAACAAGCACAACAGAAGGCTGAACAAGAGCGTTTGGCGGACAAGCAATATGAACGGAATCGGCAAGAATCTGCTGATGCCCGTGCTATTGCGCTGCATGACAGCCAAATCAAGGGCAATGAGCAGGCATACAATATCCGCCAGAACGATTCAGACTATCAGAAAACAGAACGAGATCGACTTGCAACAGCTCGGCAAGGTGCGATGGCTGCTGGATCGGCATATCAGCAAAAAGACTGGCAAAGTCTTTACGGTACTGCCGAAACGGTAGGCAATAAACTTGCATCATCTCTAACCATGAAGTTTGATCGAGATGCCAATGGTGCATATTTGGTCGATGAAAAAGGCAATATTCAGGGGCAGCGTTATGATAAAGACGGTGTTACGCCTATTGGTGAAAAAATCAAATTAACACCTGATCAAGCGTACAAGTCACTGATGATTGCTATCGATCCAATCAAATGGGCTGAGGGCGAGCAAATAGCTCAACGTGCCGTTGAGGAAGAAAAGCGAAAATTGGTAGATGCCAAAGACTTGTACAAATTTCAAAATCAAATTCAGTCCACTGAGGACGAAAAGAAATTCAATCGAGAAACCAAGACCAATCGACAGGATGCCGCTACAGAATATCAGCGTGAGCTTGAAAAACTTGCTTATCAGGCTGCTTTAAAAGGTAATGACAGCAGCTCAACTGGCTCCAGTTCAAAAGATCCCTATGGAAGCGTTGATCCTTTGGCTATTGATGCTAGTTTTGGTGGTCGCCTTAGCGTGACTGAAAGTGGTGGTAGTTATACGGCTCAAAATAATGCAGTTGGTCATGGTGGCAAGGTCGGACACTTTGGACGTTTGCAATTTGGACAAAGCCGTCTTGAAGATGCCAAGAAAGCTGGCATCATTCCGGCTGGCATGACTCCACAACAATTTATGTCATCACCGGATACTCAACAAAAGGTTGAGCAGTGGCATATTGCTGATGTTGATTCGTATATTTCCAAACAGAAACTTGATCAATACATTGGTCAGAAAATTAAAGGTCAAGAAGTCACGCTGGATGGTATGCGTGCTGTTGCTCACATTGGTGGCAAGGATGGTTTGCGCCAATATTTGACCACCGGTGGGAAATACAATCCAAATGACGGAAAAACATCGCTCAGCGATTACATGAAAACCCATGCTGGCAATAGTTCTGCTGCTGGTTCTACTGCGCCACTACAATTAAAACGTGATCAGCTTGTTGCTGCTACAATCACCGCTCAAATTCCAGATCTTGTAAAGCAGATCAAATCTGACTTCACGAAATATTCAGATGCTGATGGTATCAATATTTCAACGATTGAAGGTGGTCGCGCCCAAGTTGGATTAGAGCGAGCTGCTCAGAAACTCATCGAGATGCAACGGATTCCAAAATCAAAAGTAAGCAGTAGAACCAAGCTTTTTAACGAAGCTGCTGCTGAAATTGAAGGAATGCTCCCTAAATTTATGACGCCAGAAGAAAAATCAACATATCGGAATAATGTGTTGTATAAGTTGCTAAATCAGCCATCTTATCAACAGATGGCAAATGGCTTAGGGTTTAACCAGCAAGAGCAACCAGCAGGTCAGCCAAAATTAACACCTCGGCAGCAAGCTGCTCCAAGTGTTCCAAACCCAGTTCCACCCATGCCACAGCAACGAGCTGCTGTGCCTGCGCCAGTTGCCACACAGCAACCACGATTTAACGCACCACAAGCTGCACCAGCACCAGTTCGGCCAACAACGCATCCAAACAAGGTTGTCCAGCCGATTGGTCAATCACCTGTGATGAATTTACCTGTCAATGATGCTAATGTTCAGCAGGAATTGTTAAACCAGATTGGAGTAACCTAAATGGCTCAAAATCTATACGGGGAATTTGACCAAATACTCAAGCAGGCTGCTGTAGATGGTCTGGATGAGAAGCAGGTTCAGCAGTACGCTTTGGATCTGCTGAAAACTCGTGTGATTGAGCCATTAAAGGCCAAGGGTGCAAACGCTGACACGATCAATCGTGGGACGCAGTTGTTTTGGAACCGAGCACAAGGCGTAATTGTTGCAAATGGTTTTAATCAGGCTCCAAACGAGTCTGTTGAGGACATGATGCAGCGACGCGCAGATATTGCAGCCAGCAATAGTCCAACATTAAGTGCTGTGCGTGACGCAAAAACCGTTGCAAAGGGTGTCGGTTTTGCCTTGAGCGCACCATTCCGAAAATATGCCGCTGGTGCAAATAACTTGGCAGCCAGTGGTGCAACTCTTTTAAATGATTACTTGAATACCGATGAAAACGGTGTTCCGTTGACTGACACAGGTCTGGCTCAATTTGCACAATCTCAAAAAGATGCTGCAAATGCCCATCGAGCGGCTGTTCCAGCCTATAAAAGCGACAATACTTTTGCTGGCGATTTGATGCAGAACGCAAGCGAGCTTGGTGGATCAATTACTGAATCACTGCCAACACTTGTTCTTGGTGGTGGTATTGGTGGAGCGGCAGCCAAAGGTGTCATGGCAATTAAAGGTGCAGGAGCAACTGCAAAAACAGCAGTGGCTGCTGGCCTAACTGGTGCTGTCGCTGCATCCCCTGTTGAGTTCTCAGCAAACTATGGCGAAGCACGCGACAAAACCATTCAGACCTTAAATGCCCAAAAACAAGATGGTACGTTTGAGATCCCAGACGATGCACTAGCTCAAAACGTCCCAGAATACAAACAGCTTTATGATGTAGAGCTGAAAAAGAGTGGTGACCCAGTAAAAGCTGCTGACTACGCACGGAAAGGCACGGTCGATATTTTGGCTCGTGGTTCAGCCACAAAATCAGCGGCAATAATGCAGGCTATTTCCCTGATTGCGCCTAGTGCCGGTGGCATGATGGCAAACCGTGTTGCCGGTTCAACCGTAGACGTGGTTGGCAACCCTGTATCAAAAGCACTGAACAAGTTGGGAATCAAGGCTCCCACTCTTGATGCAAAAGCAGCTCAGCGTGCTGCTGATCAAATGGCTGGCAAAAAGGTGAATCGCTATACCGGCATTGGTTCGCCTACATTGGCGTTGCGTGAAGGTGTTGAAGAAGCCACTCAAGAAGCGGCAATGAATGCCACCGTTGAGGATACTCGCGCTACAGCATCAGGCACAGACTTTAATGCAGATGCAATCAATCAAAACTTGGGAACCAGTTTTCTAGCTGGCGCGATCATGGGCAAAGGCGCAAACATGGCGATTCAGGGCACTGAGTCGACCCAAGCACGCGCCAAAGTTCAAGCCATGTACCAAAATAAATCTAATATTGAAATGGCAATACCTGTCCAAGAACAGCGCATTGCTGAAATGCAAAGCAGGACAGATATTGATCCGGCTGTTGTTCAAGAGCAAATCCAAGTTCTTGAAACATTGAAGCAGCAACGTGCCAAAATTACCGAAGATATGACGGCATTAGGCTTGCCACCTACGGATCCATCTATCCAAGCCGAGCCACCAGTCAATCCAGTAGTGGATGAAACAGGACAGCCCATTGAAGAAACACTGACACCAGAAGATCAGCAGCGTTTTGACGAGATTTTTGCAGACCTTGCTGACGCGCAACCAGTGGCAACGCCAGAACAACAGCCTACAAGTGGATTGGCTGGTGTCGCTGAACGTGCAATGGCAAATAACCCAACTAATGTAAATGTGTCTGTTCCACCAGATATGACGCAGCAATTGGTTGATCAAGCTCGCGCAAACATGGATCAGATGACCAATGAGCTTGGTATCAAAGCTCCATCTGCGCAACCAAAAGTTGAGCTGACACCAGACAGTCCAGAAATCACGATCACGCCTGATGGTACCCCAGTACAACAGCAGCAACCAACCGAAGCACCACAACAAACCCCAATCGATCAGCCGGTTCAACCAGCAGAAAATGATCTTGCTGGCGAGTACCAACACTCGCAAATTGCTGATGCTAAGGCCATTGTCCGTAAAACTGAAAAAGGGTACGAAATCGAGTGGAGTCCAGATGATATTCAGTCATTTTCTGGCAAAACTGCTGCTGTTCGTGTAGGCAAGGCACTCAAGAAAGAGGGTTATCAGGCTCCCATTGCAGCTACAACCACCACTCAACCAGTGGAGCAGCAGACTCAAAGCAAGCCAACACTAGAATCTAATCTACAGGCAGAGGGATTTGAGCAAGTTCCGATCAAGTCCGATTCTATGGTGAAGTACACCAAAGTTGATGACATTGGTCAGCATACTCGTGTGTATGACAAACTAGACGGCAGCTTGATTCGTGACAACACAACCACACAATATGAGGGCGGTGTTAATGCGCACGGCGAGCCATTCACGCTAAAGATTATTCGTGATAACGAAAACGGAAAAGTTTTTCAGATTCAGATGATCACTCCTGATGGGTTTGTAACTCGTCTTAGTGGCGGTATGCCTATTTCTGATGCAAAAATTATTCAAGGTCTTGAGTCTGTTGCTGATGTTTTACCAAACCCAACGCCTGTGCGACCCACTAAAATTGCAAAAAAATTCACGTTTGATGATAAACCCGTCGCACCTGAGTCACAAACGCGGCCTATTGCTGATGCATTGGGCGAATCTTTGAGGGCGGAGGGATTCGAGCAAGTTCCGATCAAGTCCGATTCTATGGTGAAATACACTAAAGTTGATGACGTTGGTCAGCATGATCGTCTTTATAACAAACTAGACGGCAGTTTAGTGAGCGATAAAACAACCACACAATATGAGGGCGGTGTTAATGAGTATGGCGAACCATTCACGCTAAAAATTATTCGTGATAACCAAAGCGGAAAAGTTTTTGAAATTCAGAAGATTTATTCTGATGGGCGTGTGGTGCGTCTTGATGGTGGTATGCCTATCTCTGATGCAAAAATTATTCAAAATTTTGATGCCGATGTTTCTGTTCTACCAAACCCAACACCTGTGCGACCGACTAAAATTAAAAAAACGTTGAAGGATGATGATAAACCGCTATTCAGCGCACCACGCAAAAAACCAACTGTCACGCCTATGGATGCAATCAAAAACATCCAAGAACAACGGTTAGATCGTGCTGGCTTGGCTGGAAAATATGTCCGCTATGCTGGAGCTGAAGGCTTTGTGCAGCAGCGCGAAGATGGCTTGTATGTTATCGACTCCACCGGCAACCAAGACGTTTTGATTGAAGGAGGTTTGAGTGGCAAATCACCCACTCAATTGGGTGTTGAAGTCGTTGATAACCCATCTGCTCCAGCGCGTGATGCCAAACCAGCAGACATTAAAGGTTTTGTAAGCGATCAGGCTAAAAAAGCACGCCAAGATCGTTTAAAGCGCAGCAAGCTGAATGGAAAGTATGTTGAATATGGCAAAGCTGAGGGCTTTGTTCAGGCTCGTGAGGATGGCCTGTATGTGGTCAATACTCGCGGTAATGACGTTCGCATCGATGATGAAACAAAGGCTCGCGTTATTGAAAACCCACAGGCGGAACTGACAGGGAAACGTGCCAAAACCTCCCTTTTCACACCGCCAAGCAAAATGATCAAGCCACAGGCTGAAATTGACCAAGAGCGTGAAGCAGGTCAAGCAGAAGCCAAGCGTATTGCACGCATTGAAGAATCAGCAAAAGCCAACCAAGCAGAGATGCAGGCTTTTGATGAAGTTGTTGAGCTGCTTGTGATGACATTTGGCGAGCAACAAGCTGAATCCATCCTTGCAATGATCGAAGAAAAACTCGGCAGTGATTTGTCGCGTTCAACACTCATTCAGGAGATCACCAATGAAATCAACCAAACGCCAACAGTCAAAAATGCCGAAAAAGCTGCAATCAATGCTCCAAACGATGCCGCGAGATCGGTTACTGAGCCTAGTGCAGACGGCACGCCAAAAACTAAAAAGCGATCAGAAAAACCCCTGATTCCTTTGCGTCAAGAAGCGAATCAGCTTATCGATGCTGGTTTGCTCAAACGCACGCAAGTAACTGGTGATACTTGGAAGGATGCCGACAAGCTCAGTGAAGCTGTTGAGATTGCAAAGGCCGACCCTGCCACCTTGACCACTCACAAAGATGTTGGCGAGCCTGTAGAGATTGTCACCGCAGAGGTGATTCAAGACTCTATGCGTATGGCATCTGAAAACACCAAACGCCCTATTTCTGAAATGAAACAAGATTTGTTAAATCAAATTGATCAGGCAATGAAAACAGCCAAAGTAAGCACTGATGTTTATGACAAAATTTACAGAGAGGTTAAAGGCAAAGGGTTTACCTACAGTATCAAGACACGGGGAAGCCAAAACACTTGGAAAGATCAGTATTTTGAGGTTACTAATGACTGGTATGAATTGCTTGGCCTGAAAGAAGATATTATCAGTCTTGAAATAGCTGATCGTATTCACGAAGTAAACTATCGTGAAATCTTAGATGCTATCGAAGAAAACCTGAATCAGATTCGTTCTATTTGGGGCGAAATTGGCAAAGTTGTTTTTGACATCAAAGGTAATGGTAAATTTTCCGTTGCCAATGAAACCTATGCTTTAAGTGAGTTTCGTAAAAAGGTTGCCAAACGGTTTAAAGACCCACTGACTAAAGAAAAAGCCAAGTCAGACGGTTCGTCTAGCTCGGCAGCTTTGGCAATTAAAAACCTTGTCCAAGATTTTGAGGACAAGTTTTCAGCTCAAAACGCAGCGAACTTGGCTTTAGCAAACGGTCGTGTAGCATTTGGCGGAACACTGGATGAACCAATTATGTTTGGTCTTGTCGAAGATGTTTCTATCGCTGGTGTGCCAATGTTGATTGGCCTTGAGATTTACAGACCACAAAAAAACATTACCAATGCTGGAAACTGGCGGATTTTAGACCCGAAAACTGGTTTATTTTTGGGTAATTTTGAATCATCAAAAACTGCTGCAATCAAAGCGGCAGAATCAAAGATGAAAACCATTCTAAAAAGCAAAAACATTGCTCCAGAGCAATTTGACACGCTTTCAATCTATAAAGGCGGAACTCCACCATCTGAGGTGGAGCGCGAAAACGCATGGTATGACAAGTATTTTAATGACCCTGAATACCGCAAAGCATTTGGCGATGAAATTTCTCAGGTTGAAGATCAGCCATTTGTTGAGCCTGAAAAAGACAAACTGTCCGATCTAACGAAAAAATTTGCCTTTGCTAATTGGATTGGCGACATTCCAAAAGTACGCCATTTCTTTAATGAATTGGTTCGCAATGAGTATTTAACGACAGATGATGCCTTTAAGGAGCGTTATAAAGCTGCTGATGCAAAAACTAAAAACGACATGATCTATCAGATGATTCTTGATTCGTTTACCGATGATATTGGTCTGGCTGAAAAGCTCAAATCCATGTCAAAAAGCAATGTTGAACCTCAGTCATTAGAGGATAATATTTATGAAAGTGTAAAAGAATTTATTAAAAACACTGGCCTATCAAAAGGCGGTTTGTGGAAAACTTACCGAAGCGAACGCGCTACAGTAAAAAATCAAATTACTCGACTATTAGTTTTGCAAGTAAAAAAAGAGGATGCAAAAAATATTGCTGGCCTGACCGAATCAATTTTTAATAAACTATTAAACGACAGTGACTACGCTTTGGCTTATACGGCAAATTTTTCAAAAGATTTTGACGAAATCAATCGGCTTAATGCGATTATTGACGATCTATCATCTCAGGCCAATAAGACAACAGTCCAGTCCGAGAAAGATGTTTTGCTTGGTAAAATCCAAGATTTAAAAAAAACGATTAAAGCAATTGATGCAAATATTTCTGTTCGTCAGGGAGTTGATGAAAGCTCCTATGTAAATGGTCGTCGTATTGTCGGTAAAAATTCAGAAGGCAAAACCGTTTATGAAGATGCTCGCGGCATTCGCTCGGTTGAAATCAGAGATGGTGTTTTTGACAACGAAGATGTGACCATTCAGCGCATGAGTGGCGGCGAGATCAAATATAAGGCCGAAAACCGTACCAATGAGTTTTTGACTGTAGATGAATTGCCAAAACCACAAGCCAACTCTTACGACTTCTCAAAAATGGGAACCATCAAAGAACAGATTGACACATGGTTATCGCTCAAACGCGGTGACGTGGTTTTTGATCATCGTGGTAATGAGGTGGGAACTCTTGCGGATGAATCCGTATCGGTTGGCCTTTCACTACGAACAGCTCGGTTTAATCGACCAGATGGCACGCTTGAATCTTTGTCTTTGTCAGTTGTGTCTGGTGGTGGTGCGCCGATTATTGCGTCACTTGACGCTCGAAATGCCATTAACGAACAAGAGATCAAGCGGTTTAAAACACTTGAAACCAACGATATGCGTTTTATTGGCATCAGCGAATTTGGCGATGGTTTATTTGAAGATGCTCAGGGTAAACGCTCGCTTGTTGGTCAGGCAACAGATCGTTTTGTTCCAGAACAAGGTGATAGTCGTCGAGATGCCTACTTGACTATCGATGAGCTTAATCAAGATCGGATTAAGACTCAGGCTCGGAAACCAACAACTAGAACACGAATCAATCCAAAGCCAGAGCTTCCTGCTGAATCCAACACAGCAGCAGCTCCAACACGTCGCCAAAAGATTTTGGTCAAGATCGATGATGAACTTGATGCAGCATTGGATGCTTTAGCGGACGTTGCCAAGCAAGCTGGCGGTCGCATGAATAGCGGTGTAGACCCAACACTATTAGCAAAATTCCTTGTGGTTGGTGTAAAGGCATCGGTTTTATTCCTTGCCAAAGGTGCGATTGAGTTTTCGGTATGGGCTGAAAACATGATTGCAGGTCTACAGACCAAAGGCGTAGAACCTGAGCAGATCAAGCCATATTTGAAGCAATTGTACTTGGCGTCCAAAGTCGATGTTTCGCCAGAAATTCGCAAACAGATGACCAAAGAGGACGATGTACTAGACTTTGATTTAGACACGCTTGGCCTGCAAGAGGATGAACAAGACACACCAAGCAACTTGGTGGATTATCTGTATGAGGATATGAAGGCTGGTAGCATGATAACTACCAATCTTGTCCTCAAACATCGTGCTGCAAAGTTTTATGGTGTCACCATAGGCCAGATCGATAACGCACAGCTCAAGACCATCCAAGAGAGCTTTGAAGCTGCTTTAGCACGTCATGCCCGTGACATTGTGAAAGCCAATCGTGACGGCACAGCATCGACGTATGACCAGTTGGTCAGAATGTATGAATCACAGCCAAACCTCAACATTCGCACGTCTACCAGCGTAGCCAACCAAGCGTACAGCACACCTGCACCATTGGCCTTTATTGCGTCCAAAATGGCTGGCATTGATGCCAATAGCACTGTCTATGAGCCAACAGCAGGAAACGGCATGTTGCTGATTGCAGCAAACCCCGAAAACACGACAGCAAATGAATTAGAAGACACTCGGTTCCAAAACCTGCAATCATTTGGCGTGGGCAAGGTGGCTCAAGGTGACGCACTCAAGGCGATTGAGTCTGGTGTGGTTGCCGAGAAGTCACAGGACGTTATTATCACCAATCCGCCCTTTGGCTCCTTAAAAGACGCACAGGGAAACACCATTAAAATTCCGGTTGATGGGTTCAAGATTGGCAAAATTGACCATCTGATTGCCATTGATGCCTTGCGTGCAATGAAGGATAACGGTTCGGCGGCAATCATTATTGGCGCGGACAAGGTTCAGGGTGGTCTGAGTACAGATGATCGTATCTTCTTCAATTATCTGTACTCAAATTACAACGTCACCAGTCACTTTGAAGTGGATGGTGGCTTGTATGCACGTCAGGGCGCGTCATGGCCTGTTCGTGTGATCATTGTTAAAGGTCGCCAACAATCAGAGCAACGCTCACCCAAAGAGGGCGTTATTCAGCGTGTAGACACATGGGAAGGCGTATATGAGCAGTACAACAAGTTATTGGTCACCGACAACAGCCGAGAATCATCGGGCAGTGCTGACGGTGCAAACATTGAGCAGCGAAATGAATCAGGCACAGTACCAACTGGCGTTTCAACAAAACCTAATCCGGTTGATTCAGCAGGACGAAAATCCGAAACAAACGCTGATGATGTCAATGGAACATCTACCGGAAATGTATCAACTCGGAAACGAACTGGTGGGAAGCGAAACACCACAACAGATCGCATCGATGCTCCTAACATCCGACCAGATGAACGAACTAATGCACAAGATAATCTGGAAGTTGGAGATAAGCGAGATACAGGCGGCGTTACAAAATCGCCTGAGCCAAGCGTATCAGGATCAAAGCCTAATGGAGCTGCTGGAAAATCTGCCTTAACGCTGACTGATGCTGACAATGCGTTCCAAGTAAAATATACGCCTATGTCCTCGCGCAAAGACGAGGGCGTATTGATTCCAACCAACATGAAACAGCCGCTCATGGATTCATTGGCTGTTTTGTCTGATGTTGTTGGTGATATTGATCAGTATGCTGCTGATGAACTTGGTTATGACTCGGTATCAACACTGCATGATGCCCTGATGGGTTTGCAGGTTGATTCTGTTGCATCGGCAATCCATCAAATCAAGGAAAAAAACAAAGGCATCATCATTGCCGACCAGACCGGTATCGGAAAAGGCCGCCAAGCTGCTGCTATCATTCGTTGGGCTGAGAAAAACGGTTTTATCCCCGTGTTTATCACCGTCAAACCTCAGCTTTTCACCGACATGTATTATGACTTGGCTGACATTGGCTCCAACAATATTGCGCCATTCATTTTCAATTCTGACTCAGCTATTGTTGAAAAAGATGGAAATAAGATCTTTGGCAACAAGGCCAAGAACGAATATAACAGCGCATTTGATGATATGACAGCACTTGGCAAACTGCCCGATGGCAGAAATGCAGTGTTTTTGACCTATTCTCAAATCAACCGTAAAGACAATAAACAACAAGCAGCATTGCGAAATATTGCCCATCGTGCAGTATTTATTATGGATGAATCGCATAACGCTGGTGGTGAATCATCGACCGGTACTTTTATGCAAGAAGCATTAGGCTTGTCTGCTGGTGTTGTTTACCTGTCGGCAACGTATGCCAAACGTCCAGACAACATGCCGCTTTACTTCAAAACTGACATGGGTATTGCTGCTGACGAATCATCAGACATTTCTGATGCTATGTCTATGGGTGGTCTGCCACTACAAACAGTGGTGTCCAACAGTCTTGTTAAGGCTGGTCAATTGTTCCGGCGCGAACGCAGTTATGATGGTGTTCGTATTGACACATTGATCGACGCCAAGAATGGTAAAGATCACGAGCAGTTATCAGACCAAGTAACAAAAGCACTGCGAGCAATTGTTACAGCAGATCGACATTTCCATGAGTCCTATTTTAAACAAGCCTCAGATGAAGCTGAATCTTCTGGCGGTTCTGCCAAAGATATAGCTGGCAATCAGGCAGATAAGAGCATAGGCCATACTGAGTTTTCCAGTGTGGTACATAATTTTATTCGTCAAATGTTGCTTGGTATGAAGGTTGACCGTGCCGCAGACGAAGCAATTCAGGCATTGAAGGAAGGCCGCAAACCGCTTATTGCTGTTGAAAATACAATGGGTAGCTTCCTGAATGAATATGCTGCTGCTTCTGGTTTATCTGAAGGCGATTCGCTTGGCAATTTTAGCTATAAAAATGTCTTAAAACGTGCTTTAGATCGTTCGCGTGCATTGATTATTGTCGATGAAAAAGGGAACGAGGTCAGAAAAACAGTGCCGCTTAGTGATCTTTCGCCATTCGTTCGAGATGCTTATAAAAAAGCTGGCGAGATCATTGATAATTTGCAAGTCGAAGGGCTGCCAGTATCGCCAATTGATTGGATGCGTTATCGCATTCAAGAAGCGGGCTATACTGTTGCTGAAATCACAGGCCGCAACATGGCTGTTGATTACACTGACCCTAAATCCCCAGTTCTTTCTCGTGTGCCAACTGAGGAACAGACAGACAAGGTAGCCACAACACGCGCATTTAACAATGGCAGTCTTGATGCTGTTATTTTAAATGTGTCTGGTTCTACTGGTATCAGTTTGCATGCTTCTGAGAAATTTGAAGATCAGCGTCAACGCCACATGATTGTGGCTCAGCCAGCTCAAGACATTAACATTTTCATGCAAATGCTTGGGCGTATTCATCGTACTGGGCAGGTGACTTTGCCACGATACAGTATTTTGTCGCTTGATCTACCGACCGAAAAACGTCCTACAGCAATTCTGAATAAAAAGATGCGCTCGTTGAATGCCAATACATCAAGTAACACTGAATCAGCAACATCGATTCAAGCAATGGATATGCTGAACAAGTATGGTGACAAGATCATCACTGATTTCTTGCTGGAAAATCCAAAGGTTCAAGAACAGTTAGACATTAGTGTTGATACGGATAAGCCTTCCCTTGATATTGCCAGAAAAGCCACTGGCCGCATGGCATTACTATCAATGAAGGATCAGTACCGGATTTATTCAGAAATTGAGCCGCAATATGAAGCACTGATCAAGTATTTGGATGAAACCAATCAAAACGATTTGGAGCCAAAGACCATTGATTATGCAGCCGACCTGATGAAAGAAGCGGTGATTGTTCCAGCAACAGACCCAAGCACGCCATTTGGTCAGGAAGCTGTATTCGGCATCTATCGGGTAAAGCCACAAGGCGTACCAATGACCATTGCTGAGATCACCGAATTAGCCAAAGGCAATTTGAGTGGGTTTGCCAATGGTCGTTTGTTTGCTGATGACCTGATTCAAAAAACAAATGCAAAATTTGCAGATTATCGAAGCGAATTTATGGGAGATGAGGAAAACACTCCTGATGATCGACTTCAAGAGCTGCAAATGCAATTTGTTAAACAGGAAGCCACTGCTACTCAAACACGCGGATGGATTGAAAATACGCGAATTGGTACTGGTTGGATGGTCAAGATTGGTGGTGAGGACTACAACGCCATTGTGACCAACGTCCGCACCACGTTCAAAGAAGGATCTACGGGCAATCCTTACAGCGCATCAAAATGGCTTGTAACCATTGCCGTTAATGGAGCCTTGCGTCAGGTCACCATGCCAAAAACCGAATGGGATCGGGTTGCGCAAGGTCAGATCCATTCTGATATTCGGCAAGCGATGGTTCAACGTGAGGACGATGCCAGTATTGCCAGAATCATCACCGGTAACCTGTTGGCGGCATACACCAAACTGGTTGGTGCCGAAGGGCGCGTTATTACTTTCACCAAAAAAGATGGAACAGCAGAACAGGGGATTTTGTTACCTCGCACGTTCACGATGGAAGCAAACGTGCGTCAAGACATGGCAATCAAGGAGCCTGATCAAATCCTGAAAGTATTGCGTTCTGGATTGGCAGATATTCAGCGTTTTGGTCTGGCAAGTCGGCGCGGTGACATTGCAGTCAATTTCAGTGATGCAAATTTCATTGTTGTGGTTCCCAAATCAAAAGCAATGGGGGGTAAGTGGTTCCTAAATCGTGCATTGACTGAAATCACCGGTGATTTTGTAAGCCAAGGTCAAAAGCAGATGATTGCCAAGATTCCATTGCGCAATCAAGAACAAATCCTCAAGGCACTGCGATACATCGTCGGAAAGACTCCATTGTATGTCATGCCTAGCATGGTCGATGAAGTTCGTGATTTGCTCGGCTTGGGGTTAAATAATCCCAAAATGAGTATCGCAAATCAAAAGCCTGTCGGTATCAGTTCCAGAAAAACCAAAAACATTTTGGTCAATCGTTTTGGACAAGCCGCGATTGACAAGCTCATGGACGATGGCGTGCTTGAGATCGTGCAATCGGCTGCTGATCTTCCTGCATCAGTCAGATCAAAAGTGAGTGATCCATCCCAGATCGAAGGTTTTTATGATCCATCTACCGGCAAAATTACAATGGTTGCTGGCAATCTATCGGCTGATCAGGTGGTTCCGGTGCTGCTGCATGAGTTGGGCGGTCACGGTTCCTTCCAGACCATGACCAAACCTGACATTTATGAAAAGCTCATGGCGGCATTTGATGCAATGGTTGAGCGTGGCAATGCAATTGCTATCAAAGCTCGTGACCGGTCAAACGCATCAAATCCAAGCAATCCACAGGATGAATACTTGGCCTATCTGCTATCAGAAGCAGCTACAGCTCAGAACAACGCCAATAAACAGGGTGTCATGCGTTTTGCCAAGCGCATCATGTCGGCATTCAAGGCGTGGGTATTTGACAAATTTGGCGTAAGCCTGCGTCTAAATCCCGATGACATGGTGGCACTGGCTGAGCGCATGATCAGTCGGCGCAATACCACGCCACCAAAAGGCACGCGCAGCAATGCCGATGGTTTTAATCCTGCTATCGACAAAGTACGCCGTGAGCACGAGGGCAAGCCAACATGGATGAAAGCACCAAATGGCAAGCCAACCAATTTAACCGAACGCCAGTGGCTTCAGGTTCGTACTCCTGAATTTAAAGCATGGTTTGGTGATTGGGAGAATGATCCTAAAAATGCGTCAAAGGCGGTGGATGAAAATAGCGAGCCGCTTGTAACCTATCATGGGACAATAGGAGATTTTAACGAGTTTAATTCGGGTGAAGGTGTGGCTATTTGGGTGTCTGATAGCGTAAGTGTTGCCGATAGATATGCGCACGCCAGATCCCATGATGTCGCTGATAAATATCAAAGCATTATGCCTTTATATGTTAAGGCTAAATCCATTTTTGATACAAAAGATATGCCTGATTTTATTGGAACGGTCGAGTTGTTTTTTACAAAAATGATTGATCAGGCTGTATCTAAATCACTTATGCCTGAATCAAAACGGAAAAATGTTTTGGATATTGCCAAAGAGCTTGATGGCCTTGCAGTTTCAAAAGGGGTATATCTGGAAGATCATAAAATTCACCATCTATGGTTTGCGCCAAACATCTTGTTTGGCAATGGTGGGAAAGATTTAGTTTATCAAGCCATTTCAATTATGGGTTTTGATGCCATCCAATATTTAGAAGCCGAGTCTATGACAATTGGCGTTCTATCTGCCAATCAAATTAAATCGGCAATTGGTAATACGGGGCGGTTTGATTCTAATAACCCAGACATCCGGTTCAGCATGCTCGATGGCACAAAAGATTTTCTGGCTGAAACAGCTTTGCGTGTTGGATTTGGCAAAAAGTCATTCAAGGACTACATCGGTGACAAGCTCAACACCATGCTGCATCTGTCATTGATCGACCCACAATTCAAAGTTGCCTTTTCTCGTCTGCAAAACAAGCTCAATCAGGTGGCAACGGACAGTTATGCCAGCATTCAAGCAGCTCCAGAGTTGCTAGGCCACATCGAAACCTTTAAAGACGTGGTGCATTTGGTCAAAGGCATCAATCCATTTACTAATGCAGCACGCAAAGCAGACATGGCGGCAGCAGCCGAAGCACTGTTCCAAGGTACGTTGGTTGACCGTAAGGTATTCACAGATAAGGAACTGAGAGATTATTTCAGCCTGAACGATTACCAAATCAAGATTTACCGTGATTCTCGCAATGCAATCGATTTGGCCTTGGATCGCGCCACACGTTCGGCAATCATGAAAACCATCATGGATGCTGGCGCAGAATATGACGCCCATATCAAGCCAATGTTAAGCGAGGATCTCAGCCTAGATGAAGTGAATCGTCGGGCGCGTCAGTTCATGCGTGACATGGTATCGGAACGTCCTATGGGATCTACCGAGCGCGAAAAGGCTGAGGGGATTCGTGAAGCAGTTCTTGAACAGTTAGATGGCATCCTTGCAAAACGTCAAAAACTGTCCGATCAGGGTTATGCGCCACTTATGCGTTTTGGCGATTACTGGCTGACCGTCAAAAACAAAGAGGATGGAACCACCGAGCTGCACCAACGCTTTGAGAGTGAAGGCGAGCGCGAAGTGGCTTTGCGCAGACTCAAAAAAGGCAATGTTCTGGACAATGCCATCCACGAAGTATCAACCGGCAAAGACAATCCCGAACGTCACAAGCTGTTCAGGGGTGTATCGCCAGAAGCCATGATGCTATTTGCCAAAGAATTGGGGATGGAAGGTGATGATGCAACGCAGGCGTATTTAAGGCTTGCCACTGCAAACCAATCCGCGCTACGCCGATTGATCCACCGGAAAGGTATTGCCGGTTACAGCGAAGATCTACAGCGCGTGCTGGCGGCGTTTGTCATGTCCTCAGCTCGGCATTCATCCCACATGATCTTCAATGAGCCAATCCTTGAAGCAATTCGCGGTATTGAGAATGCTGACCACCAACGACAAGCAATGGACATGAACGAGTTTGCACTTAACCCAGTGGAACAGGCACGAGTGTTCAAAAACCTGCTGTTCATTTGGAATATGGGTGCTTCGCTGATGTTTGGCTTGATCAACATGACACAGCCATTTACCCAGACTTTCCCTTTCCTTACTCAAGAAGTTGGGATGAAGGCAGTAAAAGGTATTTACAAAGGCTGGTTTTCTGCACTCAAGAGCTTTGGCAGCAATGTGATCCCTGCTGAGTACCAAGCAGAGTATGAGCGTGCGCAGCGTGAAGGGCATCTTGACCCTGCAAACGTGTGGATGCTGCAAGGCATTGAACGAGGATCATCTGGCGTTTATCACAACATCTGGACGCTGATTCAGCAAGGCATGGGGTTTATTGCACAAGCCACCGAAACTGTAAACCGGCGTACAACGCTTTTTGCGGCATTGGAAGCAGCCAAGAGCATGAGCAAAGAACAAATCGAACAGTACGGCACGCCTTATGATTTTGCTGTGCAAGCCATTCAAGAAACACAGGGCATCTACAACAAGGCCAATCGACCAAAATTATCACGCACATGGGCTGGTGACTTACTGATGGTTTACAAGCAATTCTCGATTGCCTACGTCGAACAGATGATCCGTATGCAGCGTAACCGCAAATGGAATGGGAAAGAGGATAAATCACCGTTTAGCCGTGCTTTGATGCTTATGCTCGGTATTATTTTCTCATTCGCTGGATCGATGGGTTTGCCTTTTGCTCAGAACGTGGCTGACATTGGCTCGGCGGCGTTTGGTTGGGCTGGCAAGCCAACTCAGTTTGAGTACGAATTTGAAAAAGGGATGCAAGAATGGCTCGGTGATGACAACGGCAAAATGGTTGCTGATGCCATCAAATACGGGGTTTTTAACCTGAATGGCATCGTCGATGTTCAAGGGCGCATGAGCATAGGAAATTTGATTCCTGCAACCGGCTTGCTCAATCCTGCCGCAAGTGAGTTTGATCGTAACAGTTCGGTAGCAAACCTATTTGGTGCGTCTGGTGGCCTTAGCAAGCAGATGACCGAAGCATATCAGCTCATGGGCATGGGTGAATACAGCGAAGCTGCTGTGCGAGCATTGCCCCGTGCATTCACCAGTTTGGCAAAAAGCTCGGAAATGCTTAGCACCGGCAAATATACAAACAAGGCCGGTAATGTGGTTACCGATGCAACCACCTTTGAAGCCATCGTCAAAGCACTAGACGGCAATCCGGCGCGTGTTGCTGACGAACAACGTGCTTTGATGCGTTATTATTCGGCAAAAGCCATTCGTGACGGTGTTCAAAAAAGACTGAATGATGACCTCTTGAAAGCCAAGATTGACGGAAACTCGGAAGATGCCGCGCAAGTTGCTGAGCGTATTCGGACATGGAATGCTGAAAACCCTGAATACAGGGTTAAAATCAATCATGCCACCTTGCGGCGCAAACTACGGGAGCAGGGCGTGGCAAATTGGCGTGACCGTGCGCCAAGTTCGAAGGGGTTGGAATGGGCATTAGAAAAAGAGGACGAGTAAGTTTTCTTATTCTGTTTATGGGCATGACCGGCTGCACCAGTCATGCCCCCTATTCACGTTACTGTACCAATAACGGTTCAGGTGTGTGTTCCGGCATGTCAATGATATAATCAGCGTGTGACGAATGCGCAGGCCGTCATTGACACTACGGAAAGACGTGTAGGCATACAGGAAAGCCGTTATGAGATCGTGACGCAACACGATTAAGGACTGTCGTAGAAAACAAAAAAACCGCCAATCGCAAGAAAGGCGGTTTTTTGTTGGTATTGGCTGTCATTTTATGGCAACCAAGATTTTATCCAGTTTAAAATCAAGCGATCAAAATGACTCGGCTTTCGATGGTGCATTTGTTGGCATCTTCGTGCAGGCCAAACCACAACAGATACCACATGCCTGACTCAAAGCGTTTCCACATTTTTCCAGCATAGACGCCAGAAGGCAGGGAGCTGCTGTAGTTCCTGAGCAAATCAAAATCTGCTTGGGTCATCAGTGCATAGAGTTCGTCGATCACCACATCTTCGCGTTTTGGCTGTTGCCATGATGCGCCTATAGGCTCGGTGATTATTGGAATATTCGACATGATTATTCGTCCTCATCAATTTCAGACAAAACGCTTGGAACATCGGTGTCAGTCAAAATTTCTTGGGCAAGGCACGCCAATTCCCACATGTGTTCCTCTTGTGGATGGTGAGCTTTATCAAACCGATAACCTTCCTCGACAACATAGCCAAGCATTTCATAGATTTTTCTGGCTAGGTAATTGGTTTGATCAACGATTTGTTGGCAGTTTCGTGGTTCACCATAATCAGGAAATAATCGGTGTGCTTCACGCGCCATGAGTGATTTATCCCACTCCACGTCTGGCTCAGTAACTTTGTACAAATCCCAAGCCATCAGGCCACAAGAACGCCCCACCCATTGACCAATCACAAGGTCTAGTTTTGGTTTTTGGCGGTACATCTTCCATTGACCATTTTGGTCTTTTGCCAAAAACCCAACCTCCAAACCTACCCGTGACCATATTTTGTGTTTTGGCATGATCATTCGTCCTTCATTCGTTTGTTTTCAACGTGGATCACCACAAGGATTCCCCACAGTACACCGACGACAAAGCCTTGAACTTTAATGAGCAGCTCGGCAATATCGCCATTTACCAATGCAGCAATCAACATACAGGCAAACATTGCCAGTACCATGATTATTGCGTGACGCAACAAAGGCAAAATGGCATCAAAACGCCACCTTGCAGGTTTCTTTTTGAGATTGATCATTTTGCTCACCTGTAAGACACAAAGGGCTTTCGCCCCTTGTGGTGTTAATGGTTAATCGTCATCGTTCCAGTCATCATCTGCGTCCTGAATGCGTTGATTTTCTGCTGCATGGTGGTGGGAAAACGTGGTCAAATGACCACGTTTTGATTGATTTGCTTACCAAATTGCGATTTTTTGCACTTGGTTTTTGCGGTCTTTGTAATCAGTCACCTCAATGGTGGTTTTAAGGTGGGTGTTTCCAGACTTTTTAACCAAATCGACAACGGCTTCCTCAAGCGTGTCTTTGTGTGTGCGGTACTGCTGATATGAGCCACTATAGCCAGTGGCTTTGGTTCGGATGTTGACTTCCATAATTGGACTGGATGGGATGCTGCTGATTGGATATACCCAGTAGTAATCAACCAAGCCATCCTCATATTTTGACTGGTCATGGTGATAAACCAATTCCTCTTGGATTTTTGCAATGTTGGCATGGCGCATCAATTGATTGATTGCATCAATTGCATCTGTGCCGGTTTTACGATGCCCAAGATAAGATGCGTCAAACTTTGAGCCTTTATTAGTCACTTGCACCAGAAACGCACCATCAATGCTTTCATGGTCAACCCAGTGCAAATTCGGTTCGCTTGGTTGTGGCTCGTCAACAGTTTCCTGCTGATCCGCTTCTGGCTCCTGTGCTGTATCAGGATTGAGGTGTCCACCAAGCTGTCCATTCAAACGCTCGGCAAGTTTGGTGAGTTCATCAGCGTCAAGCTGATCAGTAAAATACAATTTTACTTGGTACTCAGCTTCGCCAGACTCGGTTTCCTCATTGAGCAGCGAATAACGCCAAGCAAAGTCAACGCCAATGTCATGCACCAAATCAAACAATGCTGATTCTGGACTAATGCCAATGCCGTAGTAATACTCGCCACCAGCATAACAGGCGCAATATGGCTTGGCATCGGAATAAGGCTCAGTGCGCACCGAGAACACAACCACATGGTCATGTTTTGGCGTGTCGTCTTTGGGTTCATTGATCGCCCAAATGCCGCATAAGGCTTGCGCCAATTCTTGAGCTTCGGCAGATGAATACTGATCTTCTTTGCAGTACAACACAGCATCAAATAGCTTTTCACGACCATCTTCGGACGACGACGAATCAACCACTGACCACATGGCATCGACGCCAAGTGATGCGATCAGGTCATAAGCAGCAGCGACATGATCACTATCAGACTGCCCTTCGGCAGTTGAGCCGGTGACCGATGCAATGTACTCACCATCGCCAAACATGCTATGGATCTTAAATTCAATCCGGTGATCGTGTTCTGGCATTTGGAAGTCACCGACAAACGCTTGGCCTGCATCAAACTCAACATTGTCATGTTGGTTTTCAGGACGATATTCAATCAACGCAAATGGTTTGACCTCTACGTCACCAGTTTTGAGTTTGGCAAACCAGTTGATCAGTGCTTCCCAGTCACCTTTGCGCAAGTCACGCTTGTGGCTGTTGTCAGATGATTGGTACGGCATTGCATATACAAGTTTGGCGTATTCGCGTGTTTTGTCGTCGTCGCTTTGAAGCAGGTGCATTCGTATGCTGCGAGCATACAACTCGGCATCTTGCTGGCTTGGTGCAGCAATAACTGTTTCCCCAATCATGATTGGAATATTGATCGCCCAATTCAGTGCATCTTCTGCCGTCAGCTTTTCAATTTCGTCCATGATGCTGTACTGATCAGGGTCGAGTGGGATGCTGTCCATTCCTTCCCAATAGTGTGACGTGTCCGAGAACACGACCATGCACCGCGCACCCTCTTTTGCCAAGAGTAGTTTGATCAGTGCATCTTCGCCGTTTTCAGGGTCAATCACCAACACAGCTTGCATGTCTTTGGCATTGGTGGTCTTTTTGATCGAAGCGGCAACGGCTGTGCGCTCGGTCGATAGAATGGTGTTCACGGCTGCAATGCTATGCACTTTGCAACCATTGGCAGTGCTTTCTACCCACTCTTTCTGTTGGGCTTCGGTCATCTTCTGCCAAACATCTTTCATGGCTTTGGCGCGTTCGATGAACAGCATGGTCAGCGCACGGGCGAGGGCATCACTTGCCAGTTTTGGTACACCACCAACATTTTCGATGGTTTGGTTTGCCTTGGTCATGGTTACTTCCTCTGGTTACTTTGGGTGAAATGGTGTGTTAGTGATATTGCGCATCTTGACCATGAATATGGCCTTGTTGCTGTTGCTCGTCGAACCACTTGTGAGCAGCTTCAGAAGTGGCTTCAATCACTTTTTCATACTCGGCTTCGGTATAGATGGTTCCACCATCAGCCAATAAGTCGTGTTTGTATGCCCACTCGATTACCGTTTGTGGAGCCATCACACACTGATCAAATCCATCTGGAGCAATTGGAATGCACACATGGAAATGCTCGCCACACCATGCGCATGAGATCAGGCTGCCATCGACCAGATGACAAACGATTTGATCTTCATCAGTCTTGGTTACACGCGGCGCTTGCTCGTCTGGCTTGTGCCAGACTTTCGTTTTAGCTGCCATGAAAGATCCCCTTTGGTTGGCTTTTGGGTACTGACAAAACCGACAAAACTAGGTTTCGTCGGTTTTGTCAGTGTGGTTTAGGCGTTCAATTCGTTTAAACGTGACTCATAGGTCGATTCGAGTTGATTGATTTGATCAACCGTTAAATGCTCAAAGTCTGCTTTCACACCTTCAAACATCAGGCTGAGTTCGTCTGAGTCATTGCACTCTTGAATCTTGACGATATTGGCACTGACAAAACGTGCCATTTTTTGTGCAACAGACTCGGTTTGTGGAGCTTCAGGCACAGTGACCACGCCGAAATGATCCATGCGATCAGTTAATGCTTGGGCAATGTCGTCTTTATCCTTTTTGGATAGGTAGCCGCGTGGGAACGGGTGTCCGCGCAAATCTTCACGAATTTGATCGATTTCATCAGGATTTTTGGCATTCTGAATCAATTTCAACCATTCTGGCACTGAAATAATTGCAGGAGCCGCCGCCACCGGTTCAGCTTCAACGGCTGTGCCGTCAATCACTTGGCCTTTGGCCTTTTTGTCTGCTGCCATGCGCTCCTTTAACGATGCTGCACCGCTATTCGGTTTGGTTGTTGGCTGAGGTACTGGCGTTACATCCATTTCACGCTCAACCAATTCATCAGGCGTGTACACGCCCAAAATCACATCAGGACAATACAGGCGCGACCAACGCTTAATCGCCAAGTATGCAAGCTGCTGGCGTGGATCGTTCTGCCACATTGGTGAGTTGCGCACGCTTCCGACTTGGTGCATGCCGATCTCAAGGATGCGTGGCTCTTCCTCGCCTTTGAATGTCGCCCATACTTTGACGCCACGTTCGGCCGATTTGTCCTCTTTGCCGTTGACCTTTGTCCAATCGCCGTAAAATTCAAACTGTAGGCGACCGGTGATTGGGGCGCGTGTTGTGATCACAGCATTGACCAACTGGGCTTCATAACCCAACGTGCCATTGACCAAGTGAGTTTTTTGGGCAACAGAGAAGGGATTCATGCCCCACTGAGCAGCTTGCATGACCACAGCAAAGCAGTCACCCGTGCTGCCTTGCAAGTGCTTTGGCACGGTCACTTTACTGGTTGCCATGACTTCCGCCATTTTCATAAGGCGAGTCATAGACTGGTCATTCATCATCACATCAGTGGCTTGCATAGCCTGAATCTGATGATTTTCGGCTGTTGGCATGCTGCCAACGCTTTGAGCGAGTGCGGTTTGTTGAGTCATAACCAAAATCCTTACTTGATGCGTAAAACGCGACTGGTGGATGTTTTGCTGAATTGGTCAGCAAGATCGGGGTGTGCAGCTCGGAATGCCTTAGAGTCAATCCGGTTTGCGGTTTGGCCTTTGTAAGTCAAAATGGTCTTGCCATCTTGCCCGACGATAGCTTCGGCATCTTCCATCGTCTTGACGATCTGAAACTTCAAATCTTCAAGCAACGATTCTTCATTTTTGATGATCGATTGCTTGCCACGATACTGATTGATAATGTCGATCAGTTCATTATCAGCTTCAATGATCCGGCCATTGCTATGTGTTGACCACCGCAAGGCGCAATCATTCAGGGTTTGAGGGTCAGGCTCCACGTTAGACTCAACGTAGGTTTCCCAAAAATACTTCCCAGTGTCGAGCAACATGCTGATTAGCTCGTCGTCACGGGTGATTTTGTAATGGCGGTACTCTTGACCACCAATCAGCACGGCAAGATGACAAACTTCTACGCCTGTAATGCCGAGATACCACTGGCATTGCGTCATGTAGTAGTCAGGAACATGATCATCTTCTGTTCCCCACATTTTCTTGAGGTACGCGGACGCGGTTTTGACTTCAAGAATCTGATCGGTGGTCAATGCCCCGTTTTTAAAGCGGACGTTACCAGAAATTTTCGGATTGACGATTGCGCGGTCGATGTTTGCCAGTGCAAAAGAATGATCAACATGCCGCATCATTTGATTGACACGTTGAATTTTAAGACCAGAACGCTGTGAGAAAACTTGAGCGATAGGCTCCTCTAGCACGGTTCCCCAGAACGCAGGTTCTGAGGTGCTGTCATTTACTTCCTGAGCCTTCTTGTCGAGCCACACTTGGTATGGTGTTTTATATGGCGACAAGCCAAGCACAGCAGCAACTTCACTGCCACCCAGACCACTTTGACGGGCTTTTAGCCACTCTTGACGATCAATCAGTAATCCCATGATTAGCACGCTCCACAGTAAAGTTCGGCGGCATCATCCAATGCTTCAACCATTGATTCAATGATTGATTGTGGGATGGATTTAGTCACGTCAACTGACATGGTTGGGCATACGCGCACAAAGATTTGATCGATGTAGCGTTTTTGATGACCATCTTCTTCAGTCAACAAATGATGATGAACGTCAAACACGGCATCGATGGTGCGAACGGTCGCATCGCTGCCTGACATGAATTGAACAGAAATGGTCGGCAATTCGACAGCATCGACCTGTTCAACCGATTTTTCTTTCGGCATAATGATTGCTCCAAGGACAATTTGGCACGGATCGCCGCTTCACTCCCCACTGTTAGCGCAGTGGGGATTTTTTTTGGTGATTTGGCGTCCACCTAATATCCAACATCGAAAAATATTAGTCAACCCTTAATGGTTCGCCCTTGAAATTATTTTTTTCACATGTACTATGTATTCATGCACGGGAGGTCACACGATGACATTGAAAGCGCAAGCAGCTCGGACGGATCGTGTCCGAGCATTGGTAGAACATCTGGGAGGGCAGGAAGAAGCTGCTCAAAAACTTAACAGACACCAAACAACCGTGTCCGGCTGGTGTACCGGCAAACACGAAATGTCACTTGAAGCAGCTTTGCTGGCTGAGAAGTTGACGGACGGGACATTCAAAGCTGCCGAGCTGTGCGAAGCTGCTGAGCGAATTGCCTAGAAACAAAAAAGCCCTGACGTAAATCAGAGCTTTTTGCGGTCGGTGAGCCACACCAACCAGAGGACGAACGAACCAACCCACACAGGGTAAGGAGATAGTAAATGCCGCATGTTAAACATGCAACCCCCATAGGCGTTGATGACTTGCAGGATTTTTCGGAATTTTTGCAGCGCACGCTTGGCGCACAGCCAAAGCCATTGGCAAAAAATGAGTTTTTGCGGTTCACCGTAGGGCAATCAAAACAGCTCTACATCGTGTACAGCAAAAATCATGGGCGTAAGATTGGCGCGTATCAACCCCAGTCTGTCCTCCACCGTTGGATGCAAGATTTTGCCAAGTGGAAGGCAACCGGCAAGCCATTGTCAGAGGTGGTGACTGTTCCAGAATGCCAGAACATTCAGAACAAACTTTGGTTATCACGCACATCTCACCGTGCCAAGTTTGCGCAGTGGCTTGAGCACAACGGCGCGGAAATTCACATGACCGACCCGAAAAAGGGCGAACTGCTCGTGTTCGCATGGTTCCGTGAGGGGCGCGAAACTCAAACGGTTAGCCGAGTATGGCTCACGCATCAAGATGAGGTCGTGTTTTCGCCTGAAATCATTGATTTGATCGGCGCATTTCAAAAAAATCAAATGCTTCCGCTTGGTGGTGCAAAACGCCGAAAAACCGTGAGCAATGCCAAAATCTCAGCGTTGATTAGCCGAGATGGTCACGCCTGTATTTATTGTGGAAAAACTGCTGAACAAGCAAGAGTGCTGACAATTGAGCATTTTATAGCGATCAGTCACGGCGGAACCAATCACCTAGACAACATGGCGTTTGCGTGTAAGCCGTGCAACATGCGTGTCGGCAATCTGTCTATTGCCGAAAAAATCAAAATCCGTGACCAAATCAGGAGCGGCAAACATGCCTAAGACTCAAGCACAGCAGCTCACGGTTGAGCTGGACAGCGACACATGGCGCGTGATTGGTATTGGTGTACAAAAAGCCGGTGAGGTTTATGTCCATCTTGCCAGTACCACACGCTCCAACACGCAAAAAAATGGCGAGATCCCCGTACAGGTCGCTTGTTTTATTGATGCAACGCTGCTCAAGCCCGTTGGCGATGTGATCGAGATGATCACCCACAAGACACCACGAGGAAAAACCCTCACTGGTGTAGTGGCGTTTTGGCTGACTGAGGATGCGGCAAAAGAGATCGACCCTTACGCATTCCGCAAGACTCATGACGACCGGATGGGGTGGTTTATTCGTGAGCAACACTTGCACAAACTTGACCGTATCGCGTTTATTCCGAACAAACGGGAGATTTAATCATGGCTATCAAACCTGTTTCATTTGAGCATTTGATTCTTGCGGCAAATGCACCAGAGAAAATTCCAGACTGGTTCAAAGTCAAGTTTGCAGAAGGTTATAAAGAACCCAAAAAACTGGTCAAACCAGATTTGATGAAATTTGCTCACAAGAATCTGCTCAAGGCTTTTGTTCTGAAAAATTTTTCAAATCAAGAATCAGATTTTAGCGATTCTGTTATTGACCATCCTTCCGATGTTCATGATTTGCTTGTTGAGTTTTTATACGATCTTCATTATGGCGAAAAATGTTATGAAAAAGACAGGGTATCTAATTGCTTAAAGCCATTGGATTGGATTTTTAATAATTCAAGTGTTGTTGTTGAGTTGTTAAATTCAAGAAAAGAATTTGATTGTCAGTCATGTGTTGGGATTCAAGTGGATCGCTTGATTGGTCTTTTTGACAGGCATTTTAAGCGTTTTGATAAAAACCTATTCAATTACTCGGTAGCAATTGCGACAGCCAGATCAATGAGGGCGGAGCGTTTGTATTTTGAATGGCGTGCTTATTTTGCCACGAGCGTTCTTGATCGTTTGCCAACAGTGAATAGTCATCTCGCCATTCAAACAAATGGAGTTCAAGACAATGGCTAAGCGCAACTTTTTATCTAATGCCCTCATTCGTCAGTTGCAACTCAAAACCGATCTGATTCAGCAGTTGCAAGTACAGGTGCATGATCTGCAAACCCAGTTGATTGAAGCAAACCGCGAAGCCAAGCAAAACAAGCGAGGGCTTGATGCCGAGGTCATTCGGAATACTGAAATTCTGCGTCGCATTGGCAGTATTAACAATGACCACCGAATGCAAATGGAGGGTATTCGGCATGACGTGGTGATGGCTGAACGTGCTTTCGAGAAAAAGGACGAAAGTTACAGGCTACTCAAGGCCAAGCATGATGAACTCAACAGGCGGCACAACAAGCTGCAAAATCTGTTTGACGAACGCGACAAGCATTTCAATACCCTGATTGAAGTCAAGAATGATGAAATCGGGCGTTTGCACGATGCAATGCAGGTTATTGAAGTCAAAAAGCCAAATCTTTTAATGAGGGCAGTGCATCGTGTTGTTCACCTTAAAGCGTTCCTGTAAGGATTGCCCGTTCTCAAAAACCTTGCCACCGTACTTAAAAGGGTGGCTCGGCAAACGCCGAGCTATCCAGATCAGCGAGAGCGTTTTGGATGGGTATGTTTTCCCATGTCACAAAACGCTCCACCTTGACACACAGATTGCTTGCGCAGGAGCGCAGGCATTCCACCAGCACCACAAAGCACGGGGGGATCTTAAAAAATGCTCCCGTGACAATTACCGAGCAGCTCAGTGTCTTGAGTTGGTCGGGGCAAATGAGCCACTACCACAGGGCACGCTTGATGATTCGTTTTCGACCAAACAAGCGTTTATTGATTTTCACACCGAGGATGATTAATGACCCAGAAATTCTTTAGAGGTGAGGTTGTATTGGTGGTCACATCACGCAACAACCGATTCACCGAAGAAATGGTGGATCGCATCACACCAACCGGACGCGTCCGGTTGAGCAGTGGCAAGGTATACACTGCCGATGGATCCAGACGGATTGGCGAGTCATCGTCATTTTACAGAACACGCCTGATTCTGAAAAAAAGCCAAGAAGGGATGTTTTTTTTGGCAAAGCACGAGTATTGGAGCATGCGAGAGGAGTTTATCGAACTGTCAAAAACACAGCTCGACCAATTAACGCAAGATCAGCTCAGCCGGTTGATCACGATTTTGAAAACCAAGCCTACCGAGGAATAAGGCCATGACCAAACCAACCAATGCACAACTACTGGCACTCGCCAAACCGATGATGTTTCAAGACTACAACATCAAGCCAATTATGACCGGTCAAAAAGACGTGACGCACGGGTGGAACACGGTTGCCTATTTTGATTGTCCGTATGGCGACGTTGGGAGCCTGTTGTGGGTGCGCGAAGCGTTCACCAAGCACGGCGAAGAAATCACATACAAGGCAGATTACCCACATCTCGACATCGACTGGTCGTCACCACTGTTTTTGCATCGCAAAGATGCACGCCTATACCTACGCATCACGTCGATCCGGTTGGAGCGCGTGACCGAAATCACTGAGGATCAGGCCAAGCGCGAGGGGTGCATCCCGTTTTTTACTGCTGACATCAGCACGTTTATGCACGGCTCCACCGGTCAGCTACTCAAAAACGCATCATACGTTGAGTCGTATCGTCGTATGTGGCAAGAGATCAACGGCAAACCTAAACCGGTGCGCAATCGCGGTACGTTGGTACGGTACATCAGCAACGCATGGAGCAATAAAGAACTGTATGAGCAGTCACCGGATCTATTTTTCGGTGATCCGCCACAGCTCGTTGATCTGCCGTTTTACAAGGATCTGCCAATTGTGATCAACACCAACCCCTATGTATGGGTGGTCGAGTTTGAAATTTTTGGAGGGACGAACCAATGAGCCAAGTCAAAAAACAACCGGTCATCGACATCCACTCAACGCGATTGATTTTCACGCCGACCGAGTTTGCCGAGATTATGCGCGAGTCGGACAAGGACAAAACCGGCATCTATACCAGAACGGTGCTGAAAGGACTGTATACGCGCTATCTGCAAGGTGACATCCCAGATCGGGTCAAAGCAGCCATCGGAAAGCGATTGCCCACCATCAGCATGAAAACATTCTTTGCAACCATTCTCATGCAGCAGCAGCAGGACGATAGTGAAGATAGTCCCATAGACACTATATCGCGCAAAGCTCGAATTGAGCTGAAGGTCAAAAGCCGCCAAAAAATCTTGGTGTACTTGCACCAATGTGAAGTTGGCACCATCGCTGAGATTGCGCGGCATCTGGCTGTCACCGCCACGCGAGCAAGCGTTTTGCTCGCTGAGATGACATTATCCGAGCAACTACTAAAGCGGCAGGTTCGCACCAGCCGAGGACGAACCCTCAGCTACTCGCTGAATCCCGACTACCCACACGGCGACTTGGAAGCACAGGCACAGGCACAGGCGGCAGACGATGAAGCTCAGTCAGTACAAACTGAGTGATAAGTATGGTCAATCGGGCGGAATCCTGATTGACCACGACAACGAGTCCCCCGACGCACACATCAAATGGCTGTTGGATCGTTATCACGACCGGCTGTTGTGGATTGTGTATGACGGGGTTTTAGTTTTTGATAAAGGGAGTAACAACGATGCGTGAATACGGAACAATCCACACATCATTTTGGGTGAGTGAGTCAATCGTTCAGCTCGACGACCGAGCAAAGCTGCTCGCACTCTATCTGCTGACCAGTCAGCACAGCAACATGGGCGGGGTCTTCCGCTTGCCTGAGCTATATATCAGCGAGGACATGCAATGGGATTTAAATGACATTCAGCAATATCTGAATATCCTAGAGGATTCTGAGTTTATATCACGCTGTACTCAAACTAAATGGGTTTGGATTCGCAATTATATTAAATGGAACAAGCCGCAAAACCCCAACCAGAAGCTTGCTATCGTCAAAATGTTCGATCAAATCCCCGAAAAATGCTCGTGGAAAACGGCGTTTTGGGAGGTCTACGGCTCCAAGATCGGCGCAGCACGCTCAAAAGGCACTGGTTCTGGAACGGTTGCCGAACAGTCTGCAAACGGTTCGCAAACGGTTCACGAACCGTTCGGGAACGGTTCAAACGACCAAAACAACCCTTCAGGAACGGTTTCGGAACGGTTTCGGAACGGTTTCGGAACGGTTTCGGAACGGTTCGCTAATCAGGAACAGGAACAAGAACAGGAACAGGAACAAGAACAGGAACAGGATAAACATAAGGGCGTCGCCCTTTTTTCGACTTTTTTCGAGCTTGAGAGCGTTTTGCCCCCCAGTGATTGGGTGGACGAAATCACGGACGCTTGGCCTGCATTAGATACTATTGACTTAAAATCAAAATGGGAGCGTTTTAAAAAGCACGCAAGTGGTCAGCAATATAAAACCACTGCTGCAAGTTTTAAATCCGAGTTTATGAAATGGATAAACGCCGACGCACAGGCCATGATCGACAAGCGAGCAGCTCAAGCCAGTGAACAGTACATCAAGGGCGTGCCAATGAGTCGTATTCGTCAGCACGCTCAAGCAGGCGAAACTGCCGACCAGTGTGCAACTCGACTCAAAGCACAGGACAAGCAGCAGTCACAGGCACCAAGGGTTAAACCTGCTTTGATCGTCGGACGTTTTGACTCAAAACTGGAGGAAACGCTGTACGCCGAATACGTTGGTCTGGGTGGAGTTATGACTCCAGATCAAATCAAGTCAGCAGCACTGACCGATGGTGATCAAGTCACCACCTGCCTGATGCGCTTAAACAAACACCTCAAGAGCCAACAAAAATGACCGTTTATCAGCAGCTCCAAATGATTCAGCGCGCCGAGCAATCCGCCAAAAAATCCAAATGTGAGATCCACGTTGGTGCAGCAATCCGGCTCAAAAACGGGCGGATCATCACAGCTCAAAATCAGCCTGATCCGGCAGGCGGTTTAGACCACCATGCCGAAGAGGTTTTGCTCAAAAAACTAGAGCAGCTCGGCATGGATCTAACCGGTGCAGTTTTGTTTGTGACACGCCGACCATGTGTCGTTTGTACTGAGCTGCTCGTGCAGCACCAACTCGGTGCGGTTTACTACCGAGATCATCAGCCAGAGATGCGCCATTTGCTAAAACTGAGCGCAAAAGGCATACACCTAGACGGGATGTGGTCTGTAGGTACGTTAATTCGTCGCCAGTGGTGGCTCAGACGGTCAGATGGTCTTACCCTACCACCATACCCATGAAATCGATTTAAACGCAAACCAAAGCCAAAGGAGCGAACATGTCAAACGACGACCAACACCGCATCGAACAGCAGCTCACGGACAGCGTTAAACTGTTTGTGATCTTCGGCGACGATGTTAAAAACCACTGCCAAAACGTCAGAATTGAGCTGGTCAAAAAGTTTGATCAACCGGCTGCACCAGTCCGTCGAGTTGCATCGTTTAAACTGCCCCCAAATCAGTTCAAAAACGTCCAAGATTTTGCCAAAAACTGGCTGCCATTTTCGGGAGTGGTCGCATCACTTTTAGTTAAACTTGACGGGGAGTATCAGTCATGGTGAGCAAGGCACTGTTACGACTACTCGGTGACCCAGCAGGCCAACGCAAAAAGCGTACATCGACACCAAAGTACAAAAACCAAGCGGTTACTATCGACGGCATCAGGTTTGCATCTCATGCCGAAAGCGTGCGGTATCAGCAGCTCAAGCACTGGCAAGAGCAGGGCATCATCAGCAATCTTGAGCTGCAACCAGCATACAAAATTGCCGATGCAGTGCAGCTAGACGGCAAAAAGCAGCGAGCGCGATTTTACAGAGCTGATTTTCGATACACGCGCACAGACACGGGTGAGCAAGTGGTCGAGGACGTAAAAGGCGTTAAAACTGCCAATTACAAAACCAAGCGGCATTTGGTTAAGCAACTGTTTGGTATCGAGATCAAAGAAATTTTGTTATAGGACTATTGACACGTTACAGGAAACGGGTAGTATAGAACACAGATCGACTAGCCATCGATCTGTAGCCAAACGAAACGAACACGAGAGAAGCCATGAGCCTGAACATTTTGAAGCTGAAAACAGCCGAAACGACCATTGCTGCACTCCAGCAGCTCACCACAGCACAAATTCAAGCGCGTGACGTTGAACGCCTTGAGTGCATCCGCAATCCAACACCAGCAGACCGCGCAAAACTGGTTGTCGAGCGTGACCGCATGACCGATGCAGTCGATCACGGCATGTTGTTGGCAGCAATGGCAAAAGCCAAGTGCAAGACCATTAACGAAACCAAATACATCAAAGCGATTAACGCGCTAGACAAGGCAATTCACGCTATTTTGTTGAGCCGTTTGCAGGTGCGTCACTCAATCAACGGCGATGCCGTCGAAACCATGCACTATTGCAACGTGCTGGAAACAAACGCTCGGTTTGTGGCAACGGTTGCTACGTCCATGCTGATTGAGATTGCGGCACTCAAAGTCGAGTGTGAGCCACTACAAATCGTACCGCGCCGAGTCTTTTTTGTGCGGTGCAATACCGCCCAAGATTTGCCTAAAGCAGCACGCCCGACATTTAGACTCAACAACGGCGAATGGATTGGCATTATGGGGTCATGCCCTGTAAGCCACCGAGATGACCGTTTTGACTCGGTTGTGTGCAATTCCGAGATTGCGAGCAGCTCCAGCGTGTTGCGTGAGTTTTTTGCAGACAACATGCCAGTGTTGGGGGATTGATCGTGAACATCATGCAAACCGAAACGCTCACAACGCTGTTCGCTTATCACGATGGCCTAGTTGCTTGTCGTCTGGTCGAAAATAACGTCACCAAGCAACTGTTTTTTATTCAAGGCCAACTGGTTCGCAACGTGCGCACCGGTCGCTTTTGCAAGTTTTCCGAGGTCAGCAAGGCAGCATAATGGCAAAAACATCAACCGAGCGCGTCCGAGCGATGCGCGAGCGTTCGGGTGATCGTCGGTTAGATGTAACGATCACCCAGACTGCAAAAGATCGCCTGATTCACATCATGGCAAAAACCGGCATGAGCAAGTCGGACGTTATATCCACCTTGCTTGAGTCATACGATTTTAAACCGCTCGGCGATGGTGAAAACGCTGAACACTACGAGGGTGTCCAAGATGCAACTACATCCACTTGAAACCGTGCAGCTTCGCGCACGGAATTCCAAAACAACGAGTGCCAATAAGCGTGCGGCACACGAACAAATCGCAACTGACCTTGCTGATTTTTTGGCAAGTGGCGGTCAGGTCAAATCGATGTCAGTAGATGAGCGTGTTGAGTACCAAACCGCACGCGAATATCTCGACAAAAATGGAATGACTGGAAGTGGTAATGGACGAATCATCAAAGCAATCAATAGTTTTGATGGTGATTTTACAGTGCTTGATATTGCAGAAGCTTCAAATTGTGCGCCAAACGAAGTTCGCAGAAAAATCAAGGTATTGAAAGACGAGAGAAAACTGTTGTGGTGCGGCGTTAAAGGACAGCAACGCTTGTATCGTAAGACCAAGTTTTTTAATCGACCCTAGTAGCGATGCCAGTTTTGAGCGGACATGCCGAGCTTGGTATAAGTCGTTTTTGAGGGAGTGGAGAAAAGAAAATATGTGATAGTTTCACAGAATCCCCCAACTGGTGAAAAATCGGTTGGGGATTTTTTTGTTAAAAATGCGCTTGACAAAAGTTACCGGAAACGATAAATTTAACTCAACGGGGAATAGCCGCCCCACCAACCACCGAGGAAATAAATCATGGTTACTCAAGGGGACAAATCATGAAACACACAGTCGGATATATCGTGCTAATCGCCTTGATGTTGGCCTACCGCTTCCACTGGCAGGAGCCAATCCTTGTCAATGCATGCAACGCTGGCAGCATGTCGTCATGCGACATGTTGGTTATTCTGGACTACAAAACCGCAGTTGATTTTGACTCGGTTGGCCTAAAAGGTGACGCAAAATGAGCAAGCCAGACTTTCACCCAAACATCCGCTTGATTGCGACGCCTGACAATGTGTCGTTCGGTTGGTTGCCTGACATTGGCTTTTTGAATGTTGGTGAATACCAAATCAAACACTACAATGCCGTTGGTGTGTGCGAGAGCGTGGAAACAATCAGTGCTGGCAGTCTTGAAGCTGCAATCACCCATGTGGCAAACCTTTGGACAGACAACCAATGGTGCTGTCCCACAAATCGGATAGACATCATCAGGGCATACGATAACAAGTATGACCAAAACCTCGACGATGACGAGTAATCAAACCGGCAGGCCGCTTGGCCTGCCTTTTCAACATGCAGGAGCATGAGCCATGAGCAAACAACCAGTAAAAGTCGTATACCGTGACCTAATTGATCACGGCATTGTCAAATCAATCACACGGGTGGTTAACACAGATCGACCAGACTCAGTTTTTTTTGGCATCTTGGTGCAGGGCATACACATTCACATGGGATGCACAATCAATTCTTTTGATCCTCTTGATCTGAGTGTTGGTCACACAAACCCTGAGTTCATGGGCGATGGGATCTTTTGTGGTGCTGATATTGTCGATTCATTTGATAATGATTTTTATGATCAAACACTTGAATTTCATCAAGATGATTTGCTTGGGATGGTTCAAAAAATTGATGGCTCAAAAATGAACCGGTTCATTGTTTGCATGGCTGATAGCAATTACTATCCAACAAGGGCAAATGCAAATTGCTATGGGATGTTCCAGCATCTCATGCTTGGTGGTGGTGTGTTTACATACGGCAATGAGTCAACCGTGCCAATTATCAGCGTGCAAATGCAACTGTGATTATCACCCAGTAACCAATGCCCAACCAATCACGGTTGGGTTTTTCCGTTTGCAGGGAAAAATATGCAGTGCGGCATGGTGGCATCGGATGAACGGCGCAATGCGATTTATTTGTGATGACGGCAGGCCGCCATGCGCATTACATGGATTGCGAATGCTCAATCAAGCAATCACGGCTACAATTCCGCTTGATTCTGCCGACAGCACGTCACTGGCACGCCAAGTCGCATACGACAGCACGTCAAATATCCAGTGCAGGCATGATCGTGCAAAATCGATAAAAGCTCGCATTGAAGCCATTTTGGTTACCGATAGATTTATTGAGCCTGACCAATTGGAGCTATGGTAAAACCGATCAGTTGCCAAAATGGTAGACCTGCGTGTATAAAGATGGCTCAGTACACGCGATAAAACCCTTATTCGTTGTGTCTGGTTGAAGTTGGAGGGATTGGTTCGCGTGCCAATCCCTCCTTTTAATTTGCGATGCAGGAGCATTGATCATGTCAAAACGGTTCAACATTGCCGATCTATACGCAGGACACAAAGTCCGCATCACCAGTTGGCCTGCCAATGTGTATTTGTTTTTGGTTCCTGCCAATACACCACCAAACAGCGTCGTTTTTGAAAACGTGCCAGACAATGTGATTAGTGTTGGTGGATGGATGGGCGTTCGTGGGCAAAAGTGGATTGCAATGCACACCATCGACAAATGCGTCGTGGTTTGGCACCCAACACAAGCCGAGCTGCTGTCTGATCAGTGGGAGATTGTTGATCAATCAAGCACTGGTTTTTCTGAAATGCTGCAAAATGTTCAGTGAGATTTGATTATGAAAAAATTTATTGGCACTAAAGTGGTCACTGCTACTCCCATGAATCGTCAACAGTACAATGATTATCGTGATTGGCCTTTGCCGGATGATGAAGATGGTGCAGACGAGGGTTATCTGGTCGAATATCTGGATGGTGGCAAACCGAATCATCAAAATCATACTGGATACATTAGTTGGTCGCCGAAAGAACAATTTGATGCTGCATACCGACCGACTGATGGGCTGACATTCGGATTGGCGATTGAAGCACTCAAGCGTGGCGAACGTGTGGCACGGACTGGCTGGAATGGCAAGGGTATGTGGGTTGCTATTTCTTGTGATGGTTCGCGTAACGTGCCTACCAACCAGTTTTGGTCAAACCATGCAGCAGCGTTTGCAGAATCTCAAGGCGGATTTGCTGAAGTACAGCCATGCCTGATTATGAAAAACGCTCAGGGCAAGATACAGATGGGTTGGGCTGCAACTCAGAGTGATATGCTTGCCGAAGATTGGATGATCTTACCTGATCTTGTCTTAGAGCAGTGGATTCACATAAAAAATACTATGTGTGCGTCACACTTGATGAAAAATCAGGTGGCTGGATGGTGACTTGTAGTGCTGTGCCAGAGCTTAACGCTGTTGGTGCTGATGTAAATGATGCCCTAAAACAAGCTGTCGATGCACTTGCAACATGCAAAATGCTGTACGAATCCCAAGGGGTGTTGCTTCCCAATCCGTTGCCTGCTGGTGACGGTGAATTGTGGTGGATTAGCAATTCTGGAGCTTATGGCACTGTTTAATCTGTAGCCGTGCAAATCGATATGCTTTAGGATGATATTATCCACCTTCGCCCTGTCCTTGTGGATGGGGTTTTTTTTGGGAGAAAACGCCATGACCATGACGCCACAACGGGAAAAAATCGCGGCACGCCAACGAGAATTACAGGCTGCTGGTTTTTATAAGGGAGCAATTGATGGGATTGCAGGCCGATTGACCAAGCAGGCCGAGCGCGAATATCAGCAAATGCTTGAAGATGCCCACCAACCAATCAGCATAAACAATCCTAGCCCATATCATAAGCAGATTGCATGGGGCAAAAAGGTCAGCCAATTATTCAAAGAAAAAGTGTTGTGGATTATTGAGGATCTGCAATGGCCTGATCAGGCGGCAGACTGGCTGATGGCGTGCATGGCATTTGAGTCTGGTGAGTCGTTCCGGTCTGATATTCGCAATGGAGCTGGCAGTGGAGCCGTAGGGCTGATCCAATTCATGCCGAGCACAGCAAAAGCATTGGGGGTGGATGTACCAACACTCGCAAAAATGTCACCAGAAGCGCAATTATTTTACGTTCACAAATACTTCAAGCCATATAAAGGTAAAATTAACAGTTTGTCTGACATGTACATGGCAATCCTTTGGCCTGCTGCTGTTGGTAAATCAGACTCACATATCTTGTGGAGCAAATCCAACAAACCAGTCACCTATCGGCAAAATTCAGGTCTGGACGTGAATAAAGATTTGACCATCACGAAAGGAGAAGCCGCCAAAAAAGTATCTGAAAAATTAGCGCGTGGCCTGCTTGATGAAAATAAGGGGTAATGGCGATGACTCAAGGAACAGATTCAGATCGTCTTGCGAAGATGGAGGTTCAATTGGAGCATAGCAACGAGATGCTGCGCGAACTCAAAGAGTTGTTGTTCTCGGTGCGCGACCAATTGCAGCAGCACAACAACGAACTAGGGAAGATCATCACTCAAGACGAAAACACCCGAAAGCGTGTGGATGATCATGATGCAAGGTTAAAAGATCTTGATGCAAGGTTAAAAGATCTTGAGGATAAATTCTCAAGTCAAGCCGGATCATTCAACATGCTACGCTTGATCGCTGGATTGGTATTTACCGTGTTAGTGAGCGTTGCCGGTTGGTCAATCCTTGAAACGATTGAGCAAAAATCAATAGCCGAGGTGCAGAAAAGCCGCATTGATGAGTTGTACCGGCGAGTCGAAGCGCAGGAGAGTAAACCGTGAAACATTGGTCAAAAAGTAAAACGCTTTGGGCGTCATTGGTGTTATTTATCATTGGCCTTGAAGCGTTTGTACCGCAAATCAAGGAATTGTTACCTGACCCATACGGCAAATGGGCGGCACTGGCGATTCCGTTGGTGATTATGTGGTTCCGAGTGTCAGGCATTCAGGATCGCTTGACCAACAAGCCGGTACGCCGTCGCAAAGGGAGTTGATAGGCCATGAGTGATAAAAAGCAACTTGCTCGATGTGGATACCCAAAGAAAAATGGTGAGCCATGTCAGCAATTTGCTGGTCATGGTACTGACCATGTGGGTTCCGGTTACTGTAAATTCCATCGTGGTGCTACTGGCAACAAAACACGGGGCAAAGACCGGTCTGACAAACAGTCACGTCATGGCCTATATCAACGGTTTTTTGACCCTGATGATTTGGAAAAATCAAAAGAGCTGCAAGGCAATTTGCTGCAAGAAATTGCCATTGCTCGTTTACAGCTCGTTCGATTACTCAAACTCAATGAAACAGATGATCTGTACCTAAGCCGCACTGAGATCCGGCAGATTGAAAACGGCAAAAGTCTTGACTCCATCATTGGCAAGATCAAGCAAAACCGCGCAAAGTTTGCAAAACAAGCCGGTGAATACTATGACCCTGATGATGATGACTATAGTCTGCCGGAAGAAGGCGAGGATAAGGCGTTTGAGGTCAAGAAAGAGTACAAGCGGATCGACTTCTTTCACCAGTTTGGGCGAATCATTCGGATTATTGAGTCGCTTGAACGCACTCAAATGAGTATTGAGGTTGATCGGGCGGCATTGCTCAAGGCAGAACGTGGCATACAAGAGGATGACATCGATGAGTTCAATGACGAGTCACTTGATAGAGAAATTTGCAAACTCCTCGAAATCTCAGAGGATGGCACTGATTGAAAAGCTTGATCAAGGTCAACGCCGACGCCTGCTCAAACTCATGCGTGAGCGAAACTTCAGAAAAAACGGTAATCGTTTAAATCACCTGTACCCTGATACTGGTATTTTCCGGCGCGACAAGTACCGCAAGCACGTTGAGTTCTTGAATGGTGGTGCAAAATTCCGTGTTCGATTGTTCATGGCAGCAAATCGCGTGGGCAAGACTGAAACAGGCGGATATGAGGTGGCATTGCACGCTACTGGCCTGTATCCGCACTGGTGGAAAGGTCGTCGTTTTCCCATGCGTACACGGTGGTGGGTTGCTGGCAAAAGCAACAAGACCACGATGGACATTATCCAAGCCAAGCTACTTGGTACGGTCGAGTATAAAAGCGGTAAAAAAGTAGTGTCAGGCACCGGCATGATCCCTCGCCATCTAATCGACATGAAGTCGTTGACGTGGAAGTCAGGCGCAGAATTAAAAGATGCCGTAAATTCTGTGCGTGTTCGGCATGTTACTGGTGGTTGGTCGATCATTCAGTTTAAATCATACGAGCAGGGGCGTGGTGCATTTGAGGGAACCGAGCGAGAGGGCATTTGGTTTGATGAAGAACCACCTATGCCGGTATATACCGAAGCCTTGACCCGTACTATGACCACCAAGGGCATCGTTATTTTGACGTTTACGCCACTTGAAGGCACTACCGAGGTGGTAGACCTGATCGTCAAGCGGTCAAACGAAGGCAAGACGTTGCTTATAAATGCCACTTGGGATGATGTTCCCCACCTGTCAGCCGAGGATAAGCAAAACATGCTTGATGCCTATCCAAAGCATGAGTGGGATGCACGGTCAAAAGGTGTGCCGTTTGCTGGTTCCGGTCTGATTTTCCCTGTCGATGAAAAAGAGATCACAATCGATCCAATTGAGATTCCACGCCATTGGCCTATGATTATTGGTTTGGATTTTGGATGGGATCACCCGACATCTGCTGTGCTGCTGGCATGGGATCGTGATGATGATGTGATTTATATCGTCGATGAGTACCGAGAGTCTGAACGATCAGTGCAGCAGCATGCACCACATATCTTGGCATTAAACAATTGGTGCCCAGTGGCATGGCCACACGACGGATTCCAGCACGATAAAGGATCAGGCGAGCAACTCAGACAGCAATACGAGGACGAAGGGTTAAACATGCTCCCCGAAAATGCCAAGTTTGACGATGGAACCAATGGTGTGGAAGCTGGCCTGAGTGAGATGCTGGTTCGCATGCAGAAAGGAAAGCTCAAAGTTTTTAACACATGCACCCATTGGCTTGATGAACGTCGCATGTATCACCGAGAAAAAGGAAAGGTCGTCAAAAAGAAGGACGATACTATCTCGGCATCTCGGTATGCCATGATGATGATTCGATTTGCCGCAACAAAACCCGTCACCAAGCCTATCAAACAGGCAAGCCGCAACAATGTATGCTGAGGATTCGACCATGCAAGAGCAAAATGTTATTCAGATTGGCACAATTCAGGAGATCAAATCACACCCAATCGGGTTGGTTTATGCCGTCGCCAATTTAAAAATGACGGATACCAGTCTTAACGAATCTTGGGATGCTGCAATCCTGATTGGTCGTCGATCATTTGGGCATGGTCGCTTGAGTGTTACCCTTCGTCGTGACATGTGGTCGATTGCTGATGATATTTTGCGTGCTCAATTGGCAAAAAATGCGGCAGACATGTTGTTTTCTGGATCAGCAAATAGCCATGAGCAATCTATCATTGCCGATATTTTATTGAACAATCTTGATAATTTAAAAAATCACCCACCTGAATCAGTTGCGACACTCAGAAAACAAAAGCTCAACGAAATGGACAGGGATGGTTTAATCTTGCGTGTTGACGATAAATCTTTGATCAGTGCTGTAGGGTGATGGATATGGAAAGCGAAGTCTATGAGTCAGAAGATCAGGGCAATGATCTGATTGAAGGTAAAGATGGTGTTTACCTGACCGAAAAACAGCATGAGGACAAAGAGTTCTTGTACTGGGCGCAATCCATGTATCACCGAGAAGTCGATATACAGCTTGAAGATCGATATGAGCGTGCGCGTGATTGCGCATTCTATGACGGTGACCAGTTCACCGATGAGGAACTGGAAATCTACCAAGGACGCGATCAGGCAGCACGCTGTTACAACGAGATTAAACCAACAATCGATTGGATCTTGGGGGGTGAGCGACGCTCGCGTGTAGACTGGAATATTCTTCCTCGGTCTGAAGATGACGTTGAGATTGCATTGGTCAAAACCAAACTGGTCAAATATATCAACGACATCAACAAGGCGAAGTATTATCGCACCAAAGCGTTTGAAGAAATGGTCAAGTCTGGTGAAGGGTGGGTAAAGGTTTACCTAGACAAAAATGATGATGGTGATCCGCAAATCAGTTATCGATACGTCCACTGGCGCGACATGGTGCGTGATTCAACGTGCCGAGATACGGTGAATTTTTCAGACTGCCGTTACCAGTGGGAAACACGAGTGGTTGACCTCGACGCCTTGATTGTTCGGTTCCCTGAGCACAAAGAAGCGTTGGAGTATCAAGCCCGTGATTTTGAAGATTTGAAGATCGAAAAAGAATCTGAGTTGAATGATTTTGCTGGTCAGAAATACGATAAAAATTCTGGGGTATTCAGCCGGTACGTTGGTTCAATGTCAATTGGTGGTGGGCTGTATTGCACTACTCGGAAAGCCGTTCGTATTTGGGAGATGTGGTACAAGAAAACCGAGCGCGTCAAGATTTTGCGTAAGGCAGGTGGTTCCAACAATGAAATCTATGATGAAAATAATCCTGTTCATGCCTACTTGGTCACCCGTAAAGGTGCTCAGGTTATTGAAACCGTCCGTGATCAAATGTACATGGCACTTTATACGGAAGATGTGGTGCTGTATCACGGAAAATCCATTTATGCCCACAACAAATTCCCGTATGTGTGCCGCACAGCGTTTATGAAAGATGCCGATAACTCGGTATATGGTGTGATTCGCCAAGTTCGTGACCCACAATCAAGCCTAAATGCTCGTCGCAATCGTGCATTGTTCCTCATGTCATCAAATCAGGTGGTCATGGAGGATGGTGCTGTTGATGATTTAAATCACCTTGCAGAGCAGGTATCTAAGCCAAACGGGATTATTGTTCATAAGCCAAATCGAAAACTAGAGATTGGGAAAACCAGTGAGCTTGCAGCTCAACAAGTTCAATTTGCCGAACAGGATGCCGCATATATCAATCGAACCGTAGGCGTCACCAGTGAATCATTGGGATCTGCTTCAACTGGAAAATCAGGTATTGCTATTCAAGCACTGCAAGAGCAAGGCTCCATCATCACCACGTCGATCATCGATAATAATTTGATGGCATTGCAGGTCGAAGGTGAGTTGATCCTGTCGCTAATCGAACAATTTATGGATGCCGAGATTCAGTTTCGTATCACCGGCGATGACCCAAACAAGCCGGAATTTGTTCGTATCAACGATGGCATGAGTACCAGTATCACTGAAACTCAGGCTGATTTTATCGTTTCTGAGCGAGATTACCGGCAAACCATGCGCCAAGCCCTGTCTGAGCAAATGCTCGCAGTAGTGGGTAATATTGTACAAAGCACGGGTGATCCAAAAATGGCAGTGGCACTGCTTGAAATGTCCGTTGATCTTCAAGATCTGCCGAACAAAAAGATCATCACTGCTGAGCTGCGCCGAGCTGCTGGCCTACCACCACGCGATGAAACCGAGGATGAACGTAAGGCACGAGAAGGCAATGAGCAGGCACAGCAGCAGCAGCAAGCTGCTGTCCAGCAGAAGCAGCAAGAAATCTTGATGATGCAAGAAGAAGCCAAGGCCAAAAAGATGCAAGCCGAAGCAACTCAACAGTTGGCAGAAGCCGAACGAGAGCATGCCAATGCAATCGCTCACAAAATGGATGCCGCCAAAAAAGCATTTGAGATGGCACTTATTGTTAAAAATGATCCACACACCAGCCAAGTGGCTGACGATATTATCAACAATATTGACAACATTGTTCCCAAGCCACAAGATCAGCAGTTGAATACCGTCCAGCAGGACAATACCCTACCGCCAGCAATGCAGGAGTAATGCAAAATGGCTATCGAGAATAATCAAACCGCTCAAGAAGAACTGACCGGTGACGAACTATTGGCAGAGCTTGGTCTGGACGAATCAGATGGTCTGGGCGATTTTTTACTGAGTGGCGAAAAAGACAATCTGGAAGATATGACTCCAGACTTGAATGACCCAGTTATCATTGATGACAATTCTGATGTTGTTGCAACTCAAACCACCACTGAGCCAACCACACAAACAACAGAGCAAGCCAATAACGCCGAAGATGATTTTGTTGCTCAAACCACTGCATTGACCACGTCGATTCAGTCGTTGACCGAAAAGCAAGAAGAATATATTGATGTTCTTGGTGAGCTTGGTAAAAAACTGGATAGCGGCGAAATTGGCGAGGGCGAATATAACGCCGAAAAAACTCGGATTGATATTGAGATTGGCAAAGTTTCAAATCAACTGCTTTCAAAGCAAGCGCAGGTCGAGCAACTGACCGAGAACCAAGAGCAAAAGTATCAACAAGTTCAGGCTCAGTTTGATGTTGCTGTTGGTGAGTTTATGGCTCATCCTGAAAATGCAGTTTTTGCAGAAAGCACAATCCACCAACAGGCATTACAAGCCGAAATCAATAAGTTTGTCGGCAGCAATTTGTCAGCCAGTCAGATTTTGAATCAGGCACGTCAAAACCTATCCAAAGTATTTGTCCTCCAACAATATGCCAATACGCAGCAGACGCAACAACCAACACCAACAGGCCGACCAAAACGTGATGTTCAGCCAATGCCGTCTGCTAATTCGATTCCACCAGTGGCTCCAAATAATGATGATCCAATGAGTGTGCTCAATGGAAAGTCTGGTGTAGATTTTGAAGCAGCGATGTTTGACGAAAACATTCAACGTCGAGTGCTTCGGTAATGTCTGGAAAGGGCGGAACATTGTTCCGCACTCTTAATTCCGGCGACAAAATTGTGTGCGATGGTGCCTGTGTCGTCGAAATTTTAGAGCGTTCAGGTCGGTCAACTCGTGTTAAGATCACATCAGATCACCACGTTGATTTTGTAAAAATACAGGCGCAGGAGTGCCATGATCAATCACTGAAAGGAGTGAAAAAATCATGGGACAAACCGTCTACGGAGTGAACCATCCTCAAGCCGTCCGTCATTGGGCTGGTGCATTATTCGCATCGACCATGCGTGAGAGTTTTCTCTACCGCAATATGATGGAACAAGCCAGTATGATCGAAGAAGCTGGCGATCAAATGGCAAATGCGCCTGTTGTAGTCATCAATGACTTGACCAAAAATCAAGGCGACCGCGTGTCGTTTGATATTTACATTCAGTTGACAGGCCGCCCAACATTCGGTGATGACATTCTCGAAAATAACCTCGAAGATTTGTCCTCTTTTACCGATGAAATCCGCATCAACCAACTGCGTCATGGTGTCGATGCTGGCGGCGTGATGAGCCAGAAGCGCGTGCTGCAAAACCTGCGTAAAACCGCAAAAGGCAAGCTGCAACAATACTTTTCGCAGTATTTCGATCAGGCTGGTATCACTACTTTGTCTGGTGGTCGTGGTGTTTCACCTCAGTTGCTCATTCCAATGGGTGCCAGTGCCGCAATCAAAGATGGTTCGCCATACGATAGCTATGACAGTGGTCACATTCGCTATGGTGGTGACGCCGTTTCCAAGGCCACACTCGAAGCTGCCGACCTGATGAGCTTGAGCGTGCTCAACAAGCTGCTGACCTACACCAAAAGTAACGGTGGTGGTGCTGATGGCGTGGTTGGTATCACTCCATTGGATAAAGGCGGCGAAGATGCCTATAAACTGGTCATGTCGCCACACCAAGAGCATTCATTGCGCACCAACACCAACACCGGCGATTGGATGGACATTCAAAAAGCTGCTGCTGGTGCAAATGGCTACGGCAATAACCTGTTCAAAAACACGTTGGGCGTGTATCGCGGGATCCACATGCGTGAATATCAGCATGTTGTCCAATTTGATGACTATGGCGCATCGCAAAACCTCGACGCACACCGCGCCGTGTTCATGGGTCGTCAAGCCCTCGCTGTTGCATTTGGCTCGGCAAGCTCCAAAAATTTGCGTGCTGACTGGGTTGAAGAAAAGAAAGACTACGGCAACCGCACCACGATTGCAGGCGGCATGATGTACAGCTTCAAGCTGCCAAAATTTGATGGGAAGGTGGTGAACTCGTTCGCCATTGACACCTCAATCCCAACTGACATCTAAGGCCATCTGGTTTTGATGTGATTTTTTAATCCGGTCGGCATTGCGCCGACCACATAGAAGGATTTGGAATTATGGCTACTTTTAGCGCAGATGGTGTGGATGTTCGCAACTTTCCACCAAATTCAACCATCGGTGGTCAAGAAATTGTTGTCCGCGTCGAACACCAGTTTGATTCGGTTGTTACTTTGGATGCAAACGATGTGATCCGCATGGTCAAACTGCCAGCAGATTATATGTTTGTCAGTTGCGAGTTGGACACCGATGCCCTCGGCACCAGTGCTGTTGCCAGTGTCGGTATCTTGAATGCGGCAGAAACAGCGATTGCTGCTGCTGCAATTACCGGTCAATCTATTGCGTCTGCTGCCATTGCCCGTGACAATAGCTCGGCAGCACGCCGTTACGTCACCGATATTGATACTGATCGCATGGTTGGTATTGTCGTTACCACTGCCGCATCGGCTGCATTGACTGCTGGTGTGAAAGTCGGCTTGACGATGCGTTATCGCGTCAAGCAGATGATTGAGCCACAACTCTAACGGGTGTAGTCTATAAGCCTGATTCGTTCAGGCTTATTTTTTGCCAAGCCAATAATCAACCGAGGACATTGTTATGGCACTTATTGAATGTATGATCCGTCGCAAAAACGGAACCGAAGTGACAATGGGTGGTAAGCACCCAATCAATCAGCGTCACTACCACTTCAAACCGATTGATCCATCAAACCCACGTTCTCCCCATGTATGTGAAGTGGGAAACGAAGATGATTTTGATGCGTTCATGGCAATCAAAGAAGGCTACCGCCGTTACAAGCCTGATCAGCCACCAGCAATGCGTATTGCGCCACCTGCACCAGAGCCAAGTATTCCGAATCTGCGTGATCGATATGACGATGTTTTGTCAATTCGCAATGTGGATGAATTGGATAACGAATGGTTGGCTGTTTTTTCAAATGAAACCCTTGGCATCAAATCGACTGATCGTGCGGCATTGGTTGAACACGCAGGTCTGTATGGCATTGAAACCAAGAAAAGCCAACCAGCATTGCAAATCATTCGTTTGATCATTCATGCCATGATCGACCAAGAAAAACGCGGTGCTGCTGCTGCTGAAAGCCTGTCCAAGTCTGACGATTCTGATAATGGTGGTGCTGGTTCTGGTGGTAGTGGTTCCGAAGGCAAACCAAATGACGAAGATCCGGTGTAAAAAAACTGGACGTAAAAAGCGGCTTGATAGCCGCTTTTTT